TTAACGTGCCATTTTCGCTGCGATTTTCGCCGCAAGCTCGAGGCGGTCGAAATGCCTTGAATAGTGGCCACCCATCGACTCCGACTTGTCACCGATCGCGTCGGCGATCTCGCGATTGGCGAAACCGAGATCCCGAAGCTCGCTGCTGTAGGTCACACGCAAACCGTGAAGGGTGAGGTCGGACGATTCCGGCAAGGCCGTCTTGAATGTCTTCTTCGCCTTGAAGTCCTGCCAGGCCTTGCGCATGGCGTTTTCAGTCGGGAACGGCTTGCCGAGGCTGTTGGTCACCACCGTGACGGCGGTCTTTTCGCCTTCGGCCAGGATCGCATCCAGCTCCGGTATGACGACGACCGGAACGAATTCACCGTTCTTTTCCGCGTCAAAGAGAATCGCCTTGCCGAGATTGGGAACGATCTTGATATCGGTGTGCATCAAGGTCGGCATGTCCTGGCCGCGCATTCCGGCGAGCCGTCCGAGGCCGATCACCTTGCGCAGGCCTTTGCGCGTCGGATCCTCGGCCAGCAGACGCATGACGGTCTGATACTCGATTTTTGTCCAGCGCCGGTTGGCGTCCTTGTTCTGGCCCTCTTTGTAAAGCCGGCGCAGGCCGACGATCGGATTTTTCTCGGCAAGATCATATTCCTTGCCGGTCTCAAACGCCGCAGACAGGACCGCAAGCAGGGTGTTAGAGAATTTCGGATAACGGCTTTCGGCTGCGCTGTCGCGCAACTCGGCCAGGACTCCTGTCGTCAATTCCGAAACCTGGTAATCGACCACCCGAATGTTTTCGTCGTCAATAACGCCATGCAGCCAGTCGAGGGCCTTCTGGTAATCTTTCTGGGTTCGGGGTCTCAGGTCAGTCCAGCGGGATTTCTGCTGGTATTTTTCGATCATGGCGGCGAGCGAGCCGCGCATCACCTTCACCTTCCTGGGCGCCTGTTTCTTCTTGAGCTTGACGGAATACTTGTGAAGGAAGTCAGGGTCCGACATGGCTAGGTTGAGGTCTTCCCGGCTGCCTGTGAAGCCTTCAATCAAACGCTCGTTCGTCGCTCTCAGATAGACGTAAAAGGAACCGTTGCGTCCCCTGGTGATCTTAAGTCCCTTGAGCTTCACTGTCGCCACCGTGTCTCAATCCCCGTCCGCGCGTTTTCCTTGAGCTATTCTTCAACCCTTCGGCCCATTCATCAAGTTCGCGCACGAGATATAGTTTCAGTTTGTCGGTTTTCGGCATATTCACAGGCTCCACGGGGGCAATCTCACGGAACTTCGCCGTCGAGATCGATAACATCTCGGCCGCCGTTTTCTGGTCCACAAGGATTTTCCGAAGAGCCACGGTGACGCCTCTCGTTACGGATGCGGGAAGGTGACTTTGACGTCGCCTTCCTCTTCAAGCCGCTTTTTCATGCGGGCGAGCGAGTCCTGGTAGTCTTCGCGGTCCTCCGGGCTCAATTCCTCGTCCTCAAGCATTTCCTCGTTGTTGCGGATGACGTCTGAGATCAAAGGCGCGCAGTCGCCGCAGGCATCCACGCCGTCGCTATAGGGGAAATACGGGTCGCCTTCATTGATCGGCTTGACGCATCCCTCGCAATGGCTTGGCGCTTCCTCTTCTTCGCCTTCGGGCAGACGCGTATGCAGTTCGTATTTCGCCGAGGTCTTGTTGAATTTCCTCGCGGCAACCTGACCGAGGTCAATTCCGAGACCCGCTGCGAGCAGGTCCAGGGCGATGATGGTGTCGCCGATCTCGTCGCCGATCGCCTCCAGGTCGGCGGTGCTGCCCTTGATGCCGCGCTGCGCGCGCAGGTATTTTTTCATCTGCTCGCTGACCTTGCCGAGATGTCCGGCAACTGCCAGGGCATTCAGCGATGTCAACAGGTGTTCTTCAACCGCGGCAACCAGTTCGCCGCCTTCGCCGGCGATCTCGATCGTCCGGAACGCGGTGTCGATCTCGTCATTGCCGGGCCATTCCAGTTGCCGGCGGCGGTTCGCTTCCCGCAGGGTGTCAAAGGTCAGTGACATGCAGAGTTTTCCTTTCAGTATCCGCGCATTTTGATTTCGGCGACCTTTGGGCCGCGCAGCCAAAGTGACAAGCTGGACCGACCGTTCATCAGTCCGGCGATGCGGTGTTCGTAGCTTGGTTTGACGAGGCCGATCCGACCGGGAAACCAGGCGCGCCAACGGCCGTCGCCGGTCTCTTCGACATATCCGCCCCAAAGGACAATCCTGACGGCCCATGCGGGATGCGTGTGAAAGCAGCCGGCGTCATCCGCGCGAACGAATTTGTGCACCTGGATGACGCAGCCAAAGACGCGCACCAGTTTCCGGATCCAGAGCGCCGGTCTGCCGTCCAGAGATCCACGCCACTCGTCCCACCTCATTTGCGCGCCTCTGTTTTTTCGCCACAGGAGCAGGGATCGCAGATCGGACATACGTCGCGACCGTGGGCGCACTCGATTCCGACCGCACTTGTCGCTGCGAGACGAAAGCGGCATGCCTCCTGGTGATCGGCAAGGATCGCGCACACGCAGGCGATATGACCGCATGCCGTGCAATTGATGGTGTCGCCGTTCGTCATCGCTCGTTCGGTCATTATTGCCTCTGTGCTCAAGAAAACTGCTCGTCGGCCCAATTCTTCCAGTCGAAGTCGCAATCGCATTCCCAATTGCCGGACTGGCCGGGTTTGTTCATGTGGGTCGGAACCATGCCGCATTTCGGGCATTCCGGTTCCTCGATCGTGACCTTGGTGCCAGGCGGGAAGGTGTTGGCGGCAAGTTCAATGGTCTCGCCGATCGGGCCGTCACCGTCCTGGTCGCCTTCTGCGGAACCAACCCACTGAGGGCGGTGCTGGTCGCAATTCGGTCCGTCGTAAACATCCGGAGCTTGCACTGCGCTTTGGGTTTCGCGGAATTCCATTTTTGAATCCTCCGTTACGCCGCTGCGTGAGCTTCTGCGACAGTCAGGCGAGTGCGGTTTTTGAATTGGCGATCAGCACGCTCACGGCGCAGCCGATGCGCGTCTTCAAACGCTTGATCACTAAGCGTGACAACATGGTTCCTGGCATTGACGCCACCCGACTTGAGGTCAGAGGCCTGGACGCGCTCGTACAAGGCGTAACCGTTTTTAGACCAGGCTTCTGCGATGGCTTGATCATCACCATTCATTGCGGACTCGCGGACAAGGCCACCGTGGTCAACGGCACAGGTTTCGAAGTACAGAAGCAGATTGATTTCATCTCTCGTCATGTCTTTTCCCCTCGGCAGGCCTTTCTTTACTCTTCGTCGTCACCTTCACCCTCGACCACAGCGTCAAGGGCAACTGCTTTCTCCATCAGAACGTCCCTCGCATCTGCGGGAATTCTCCTATCCATGGTCATTCCGCGAAGAGTGTTCGCAACGGAAACAATGGCAATGTGCTGTTCTTCGGTCATCGGGACCTCATGGGTCAGAGTTGGAGTCGCGGCAAAACAGCTTCGATTGCCGCTCGTGCGTTGTTCTTTTCACGGTCTGACGCATTACTGCGCAGGGCGTCGTGAGCCTCTTCGAGCGCAGCGTCACGCTCCGCGATCAGGCGCCGGTAGAGGGCAAGGTCTTCGTCGGTCATGGCTTCTTCTTCGCCTGGTGCATGGCGATGCGTTTTTCGACGCCCTGGACAAGGCCTTCGTTCAGCATTCTCGCGGCAACGTCGTGCGGATAGAGCAGAAGCAGAATGCCGGCGACGGTGTGTTCCAGCGTCACCATGATCCCGGCGGCGTGGCCGGTGTCGCGATCGTCCAGGATCGCCTTTGCGGCGACCAGGGCGCGCTTGGTGTCTTTTTTGGCTTCGCTCATTGGTGTATCTCCGGATTTCACGCGTCAGGACGGGCGGGGCGGAGCTTGAATTGAAAATTATCCAGCTCGGCAAAGTCAGCGGCAGGCAGGGACATTTTCGTTCCGTCGATAAAGGACATTTCGACAGAAACGACTTTGTTCGATTGCCGGGCGATCCTCCCTTTCTTGTCCAGGAAGTTGATCGAGACCAGTTCGAACTCGCTCGCTTTCTGTTTGACCGCTTCAACCGTTTGACCTGTGCCGGCAAAATGCAGAGACGCGCTTGCCCAATTGGGGTGAAATTCGACCTGCTGCATGTGATGGAAGACGTTCTCCTGCCAGCCGATCACAACGCACTTTTTTCCGAGTGCGAGTGCGCCGCCGAATTCGACGTGGCGACCGCCGCGCGTGTTCGTTTTGCGGGGCTCTTCGGTGAATGAAACGACGCAATCAGCGGCTTCCATATCGGACCAATCTTCCCTGGCGAAGCGTGCGCGCTCGTCGTCCGCTGCCTGGTCGCTGCCGCCCGGTTTGATCTCGTGGCCACCATCGAGCCATCGCGAGGTTACCTCGTGGCCCATTTCCTGAAGTTGGCGACGGATTTCGCGAAGTTCTGGCGCGCGCGAGTAACGTGATGCAAGGTAGATCTTCATTGCTGACCTCTGGCCTTTTTCAATCGACAAACGAACTTCCTGGCTTGGGAAGCCTTTGCCTGCGAGCTGAGTTGACGCCCGGCACAGGCGCCCGAATGTCCGTCGCAGCGGGTCCCATGCTCCGGCTGCATCCCTGCGGCTCACCATTCCGCAGCGGGGTTATCTCGCATGGGCACGGGTCGATCGCGGTTCATGCAGCTCGCCCGTCACTTCAAAATCCTGTGCCGTCTCTCCGGCTGTCACGACTTCGGCTGATCAAAGCGCGCCCTCTCAGGTGCTGCCTCCAGGATCAGTCTGTTACTGTTCCGCCTTTGCGGCCGTCGTTCGCCTTCAGCATCTCCCCCGGAACATCGGGGACGTCTCCGTCTCAAGGGTCGCCTTTCGGTCTTCTTTCCGGGACGCAAGCACTCTCGTCTAACCCTCGTGCTTCGAACTCGCGGGGCAGTTTTTCGACGCTGACATCGCTCTCGATAATCAGTGGTGCCCAGGTCGCCGCATTCAGAGCTGCTGTTCACTCACTTGGTCGTTAATGCCGTTTGCCTTCAAAGGTCGCTGCGACCATCACCGGCTGGTCTCACAAGTTTTGACCGCTGCCTCAGTTGTTTGAGCCTCTTTTCAGAACGGCAGGGCGCGGACTGTCTCGGCCAGGACGAACAGCGAAAAGCTGATCGAGCCGAAGAACAGGGCGTTTTTGGCGAAGAGGTCTGCAAGCTGCATATCCGCCTCCATCAGTCCTTGAGCCGCAGGTCTGCCGCGGTGCGGGTGGCGTTGGCGAAGGCCTCGACGGCGGCTGCGGCGGCTGGATTGCCTTCCTGGCGCAGGACCTCGGCTTCGGCCGCCATTTCTGTCAGGAACTCTCGTGTCGCGACACGGGCATGCGCCAGTCCGCGATCGGGCTGCGGCTTGAACGTCATGACGGCAGGCCTCCCGGAAAGGTGAAGAAAAGGACCTCGCCGACGACGATGCCGGCGGCGAGGCCGAGTGACACCCGAACGGCGATGTTGTTCGCCGTGTGGCTGATGGGGCCGGGTGCGGGGGAGGAAGTTGTGTCGCTCTCCGGCCATTGGCCGAAGTTTGTTTGCGCGGGGCCGGTGTCGCCTTTTGCTTCGTTCCGGAACATGACGGCGACGCAGGCCGCCGCAACCGCCATGCAGGCGAAGGGCGCGGTGCCGGTCACGAAGGTAATGAGCTGCTCGATCATGAGACGTCTGCCTTTCCGGTACCGGGAGGGAGTGCGGCCAGCTGCTCGGCGTGCTCGTGCACAGGCGCGGGGCCGGTGACGGTCTGGCCCGCTGCCGCCAGGGCGCCGGCGATCGCCGCGAGCGCTGCAGGCTTGCCGTAAATGACGTGATCTTCCGGCTGGCCGGGCACGTGAAGGCACAGGGTTTCGACCTTCTGGCCGCTCAGGACCTCGGTGCTGCCGTCGTCATGTTCGACCATCAGTCCGCGGGTCGGGCTTTTGGCGCTCTGGTAGAACCGGATCTGCGCCGCCAGGCTGTCCATGCATTTTTCAAAGGAATCGAGCAGGTTTTCGACATGCCAGACCCGGTCATCCGCCGACAGGTCCTTGCGCTCGTTGAACCAGGCAATGCCCTTTTTAAGCATTTCGAACGAGCGGCGGGTGTTTCCGGTGCTGGCGGTCACGGGTGCGTCTCCTGATTGCATAAGCCGGGGAAACGCTACCAAGCCCGTTTGTAATTTACCCGCAGCCTGAGATTGTAACTGCGTGCCCGGTGTAACCGGGGAATGAACGGGCGCGCCGCCCTTGGCCTGAACGGCGCGCCCTTTACCAACCACACCAGAATGGAGAACAGATATGGCTGGAACAGATGAGTCCGCGTTGTCTCTGGAGGAGCGCGTGTCGCTGCTGACCAAGGAAGTGGACAACACAAAGGAAATACTGAGCTTACTTCTCTCGTACTTGAGGATGCGCAATGACGTGGTGGATGGCCCCGATTTCATGAAATGGTGCCTGTTCCAAATGGAGAATTCATACGCAGGCGAGGATGCTCTCAGCTTTTTCCAGTCCGCTTGCGGGGTGATAGAATCTGCTGATATGGCACTCGAGGCAGAGGAAGATCGCGGTCCTTTTCGAGAGGCGAGCCTTTCCAGGTGGGGGCCCCCCCATCCGGATTGAGCCGCGGATAGATCCATTCGCGCGGGTTTCTTCTCTCGCGTTCCGGATCGCGCGGTTGACAGTTGAAGTTTATCGATCGGATGATCAGGTGTCCCTCGATATCCGGCAACAGCCAGGCAACGAAGCGGGCACGAAGTCGGGCGATCAAGCTTGTTCTCTTCATTGTTGAAGTCCTTGTCCGGCCCGCCACACGGGGCGGTGGTCTTTTCAGTACGGGGAACAGCAGAAAGTTGAAGGGAAGTCATCTGCGGTAGCTCCCATTTGCAACTCGGGAGGCAAGTGCCTGACTGGCAAATCTGCCGCTCAGCGCGTCCTTGACGCTGTCTGGGATTACAAAACGGATCATCCGAGGTTTGCGCGACGCTTCCAGGTCGGCAACGCGCTGACGCAGGTCGGCGTTTACTTGCTTCTGTTCGGCAAGGTCGCTTTCCAATGCGGCAAGACGGCTCTCCAGATTTGGTAATGTGTTGGTCATGCCAGCGTGTCCTTGTTACAAACAACAACGAAAAAACGTCGGGGTCGGATCTGCGCTGAAAGACTAGGGGAAAAACGAATAGTGTGTCAATAAAAATTCTATCGTATTTTCCAATAGATCAAATTTGGCAATGAAGTTTCATATGTGGAGGGTTGTTTGAATCTGGTGGAGCCGCTGCTGCTCAGTGATCTAATTTCGGATCATAAGAGGCGGATTAGTGACATGGGAATCAAAGTCAGAAGTTCGTCTAGCTTTGAGGCGCTAGAGGATCTGTTGCCGTTGGACCAGAAGAGCGCTCTTTCTGAACATTTTCGAACAGCACTTAACACCTATACCGAGGCGACTGGCTTTTGGCTTGGGGGGTTTGATAAATCGGGAAGGATGGTCGCACTATGTGCGGCCAGGCTGGATGATCTTGGCGACGAGAATATGGAGAATTATCTCCGCCGATACTGGCACAGGTGTTATCCAGCGGCGTGCGATCAAAGAGCTCTTTTGGCCGAAAAGCAGCCTCGTTTCTGGCGAAACATCACTGGTAGGGTCGGCTACTATGGTGATTTTTTCTTGAAGCGTGAAGGGATTCAAGGGCGCGGGCTGCCTAAACTTTTCGCGCCGCTTTGTGTGCTGCTTGGAATTCTTAAGTGGAACCCAGATTGGCACTACTGCTGGGTAAATCAACGTGATTGGTCAATGCGTTACCCACTTGCTTATGGATTTGCGCGAACTTACTCAAATGGGCTTCGTTGGGACATGCCGCCGGCAACGATAAGATCCGATTTGGTCGCGGCCGTGAATAGTAGAAGTGACGCGCTGGATTGGATTGAAGAGTTAGAAGGCGTTTATTTACAAGGTTTGAGTACGTAATCAGATACAAGCTTCCGCTCAGTGTACGCCAAGGAAGTGTTATGCGCTCGTATGTCAGAACGCTGGTTCCAGTGTCAGGTTGAAAGACGTCTTGTACCACATGGAGGGTGGGAGCTTCCTGGGCGTCGCGATAGCTCTTTTGCACCGAAAGTCTATATTCCGGACGAAAGAATTGTCGGCTGTCACAATCCTTCGACCGGGAACGCTTGATTTCCTTGCCTAGCAGGCTTTTTTTGCCAACAAACAAGATCTTTGGACTGTCGTCAGCCGGAATGTCACCGGAGAGTCTGACGATATATGGAGCCACTCCCTCAAACAGGTTCGGGTCGCTGATCACTCCGTTTGACCGATACCATCTCTTTAAAAGATGTTGCGCCTTTTCACCCGCGGCCCCGCACTCGGCGAACCGAATATCGATCTGATCAATTCCTGTTTTCATTGCAGGATGCCAGGTTTTAGATTGATAAGGCTCCACGTCTTGTTGGCGCGCTTCATCGCAATTTCGTCTCGTGCCAATAGGTAAAGGAACCGTTGCTGTTCTAGATTGAGGTCTCGTATATTACGATGCCCGAATTCATTTTCACACTCGTCTAGAATAACGTGTTCTTCATCCATGGCTCTTGCAGTAACTACTAGATTAGCTAATCTTCTGCTAAACAAACTTGTTTGCAAGTGTGCTTGCATCTCGTGCACATGAGGTATCTTATCTTTTCTTGACATTGAATAGCCTTGATCCGACCGCGCTTGTTATTAAAAATATTCTTTAGCGCCCACCATTTTTACATAAGAAATTGCAACAGACTTGATATATTCTTTGAAACTAAATTCACCTTCTTCTCGTTCACCGCTTATTTTGGCAACGATTTCGGACGCCGCTTCAAACACTTTTGGGTTCCACTTCCCAGTCTGCATCAAAGCAGCAAGCACAATCGCTGTCGCTTCAATGTAACTCTCGTCCGTGATATCGCCGTGAAATTTTGCAACTGCAAGTTTTTTCACGGCATCCACAGCTAGTTGGGATAGGTCGTCCTGTGTTGCGGGATTGTCTTCTGCGTCGTTGGCTGCTTGATCATCAAGAGTCGGCAGTCCGACGTTCAGAGCGATTGCGATCTCGAGTAACTCAGCTGCGCTAAGTTCCCGTTTGCGGCGAACGATTTGGCTGATTTTGGGTTGATCAAGCGAGGGTGTCCTCCTGCCGAGTTCCGACTGAGACACCTTACCCTCGTCCATCGCGCTTGCCAGCCAATCGAGAACGATTTCCGAATAGTCTTTTTTTCCCATAGGGGAATTTTGCACAATTCTGATTTTAGCGTCAGTCTGGAAAATCATGTAAGTGACCTATAGGGATATTGACAAGCGCCTATGGGAAATGCACATAGTTGTGGCATGAAGAATGATCCTGCAGAACTGGTGCTGGTGCCCATGGGGGGGCTGACAAGCCTTTCTCGACAGCTTGGACGGGACGTTTCCACAGTTTTTCGGTGGAGGTTGCCGAAGAGCAAAGGAGGGGCCGATGGCCGAATTCCTTCAAATAACTTCTTTCCCATTTGGTGTGAATTGGTTCGAAAAGGTGAGCCAATAACTCTCGAGCATCTTGTTTTTACTGAAGTTGAGCGATCATTTATCGAAGATCTACGCAAGGAATATTCTCAAACTTCAAGTTCTGCGTCATCCCCCGAAACACAAGAAAATCGGGGGGTGGATTTATGACCGATCAAGAAAATCTGGATCCGGGCCAACTATGGTTCAGACGTAAAGTTGCGCAAAGCCAGACGCTGCGGCGCGAACTGGCTTATATGAACATCGACTGGGACGCGTATTTACCCGAGGCCGAGAAGTCCTCTGATGTGGGCGATGTGTCCACGGGCAACTTCCAATTGAATGCGTTGAGGCTCGTTGCGCGGTGTTTCCGGCGACTGGTGGACGGTTTCCTCAATTGTACGAAGATGGCTATCCACCCGTTTCAAAAGTCCTTTTGGATCGGTTTGCTCCATAAGAAGCGCGCGGACAAGTTCGTCCAATGCGGTGAGGCGACCCCTCAGTGCGTGGAGGGCCTCGGCGGTGTCACTGTCCATGTTTCGGTTTCCTTTCGGTGTGACGAGAAAGGAGACAAGGCATGACCAGTCTTCGAAAATTCACGAAATTCATCTCCTTTTGGTTCCTTCAGAAGGGGTTGATAGGAGCCGGTGCGCCTCGCTACGGCGTGCCGGTTCCGCGACTCATTATATCAGTTTCGTTCCTGCAACCTAAGGTGTGTTCGTGCGGGCTTGCCCGTTTTCCACGGGGTGCGCGCGCGGGGTGCTTGACATGAAGCATTTACGCAAAACCAGTGAGTCGCAAAGGCGGCGGCTGAAACTGAACACACAGCGGACCGTTGAATTATGCGGGTCGCAGGACTTTGTTTCTGAAATCACGCGTGTGGCAGCCAAAACACTGTCCGACTACGCAAATACATCCAGCGAACGGCATCAGGATACGTTCATGCCGGTCGACGTGCTGGCAGACCTTATATTGGACAGCAAGGCACGAGGCGAAGTCCCGCCACTGTTGGCCGCTCTTTGCGAATTGGCGGGCGGGACTTTTGTACGCGTACCGGAGCCTGATCGCGATGCAAGCGCCCCCCAGCTTGAGCTGGCGGCCGTGGGCGCGCGCCATTGGGCGTTTCCCTCCCTTATCAGCCGTTTTCTGGCTGGCGACATCAGCCAAGACGAGTTTCAGGGCGAGGCGGCGCAGCTTCTGCCGTGTCTCATGAACGATCTCTCTCAATTGAAACAAAACATAGAGACGTCGAAAGCGGAGGCGGCGGAATGAGCCTACCCGTTCATCTTTCGACTGAGTTCCGCCCAATCGAATGGTTCTTTGGGTTCGAAAAGGTAAGTGCGAGAGTTCTTCTCGCAAACCATGCAACGTTTTACCGTCTTGCCGCCCTGAAGAATGCTTATCTTCGCGTCCTGAAAGCACACCGGACAACAATAGTGTGTGTGTTCGCCGTCGGCGCAGTCTGCCTTGAGGCGATACACACTAGAACCGGCTGGCGTCTGCCAAAGCTCATAGCGGCCAAGTTTATCCTGTACGCGTTCGGCTTCAAGTGCCGCATTCTGCAGCTCGATAAGGCTCTTCTTAAGCTCTACATTTGCGAGTTCCGCGTCCGTAATCTCCTTGATGAGGGAGGCGACAAGGCGTTCAAGCTTCGGATCGCCCGCCTTCTTCGACTTGGACACAAGGTCCTGAACCTTTCTGGCGATATCGAGGGCGGAGCCGGTGTGGCGCAGTGTGAGGCCGATCGTCTCGCTGTTGTCGCTCAGGTGCTGCAGGAAGTTGAACAAAACACACTCCAAAAAATCCAAAAAACTGACGCTGGTTGCATTTCACCAGAATCGCGCGCGGCCGTCGAGAGGAGGGTCGCGGAATGACTGTCTCCCTCAGCCGCGTTTCGTCGCACCGCCTTGATCATCTTTCGGCGCGGGCCCGGACCCTCTCGCAAAACCGCAAGACGACGGCGATGTCTGCCGAGCTGCTCGCACAATTCGAAAAACACCCGGCACCCACGTTGGCGATGGCATCGGCTTACCGATCCGACGCCGCAGACATGGAAGAGATTGCCGACATCCTCACCGAACTTTCCAAGAAAAAGAGGGGGCAATCATGAGCAAACGGCAATGGAGCGAGCTTTCACCGCAGGAAAAAGCCGGAGTCTGCCGACACTACGTCTGCCGGAAGGGGCTTTCCTCCACCCAGGCGGCGATCGCGATTTCCGGTGAATATGGCCCGGTGACACGAAATTCCGTGATCGGGACCTGTCACCGCAACAACATTCCAATGACAGCCGGGCACATTGTGCGCAGCGCGAATGAGATCACGAAATCATCGACCAGAAACGGCAAGGCTGCCCGCAAGGCAAAACCGAAGGGACGGCAGTGCCCTGGTGCCGCTGAAACCCGCCCAAAAGACACGCCGTCCTCGCGCACCCGCACGCGTAAGGAGGTTTTCAACGCTTTCGAAATGCGGCCCGAACGGGAAAGCGCCGCAGAGGCCGAAGGGCTGAGCAAAGCCGACCAGGTGGAGCTTGGCAGCAAAAGCCTGCGGGCGGGCGGTGCGGTTTCCCTGGCGGACCTCGGGCCGCGCACCTGCCGCTGGCCGGTTTGGAGCTTTCACGACAAGCCGGAAGGCGGCGGGTCTTATTGCGGCGCTGCTTGCGAGACCGAGGACAGCTACTGCGGCGCACACAAGCGTCTTGCCTATGTGCCGCCAGAGCGGCGCCCCAAAAAAGGGTCAAGACTGTGGAGGACCTCATGGTCTTGATTCCGACCAAGGACCCGGCAGAGGCGGTGCTGGCGATGACGCTGACAACGCCGCGCACGGAAGAACGGCGGGCCGCGCTGAAACAGACCGCGCAAACACACCGTCGCGCCACGCCGAAACCGCCGTCGCGGCCGATCTTCGACCCGGAGAACCAGCCGCGCGGCCAGGTTGGCAAGTTGCCTGAACCCGCGCCGGATGCGGCGTTCGACATTGAGGCGAAGGCGGATATTGATCCGCCGATACCGGAAGAACCCGACACCGAAACCGAACCGGTGCAGGACGCTGAAACTCCGCCGAGTGTCGAGCAGCTGGTCTTTCTGTTGCAGCTGAAAGCGATCATGGAAGCGTCGGACCCGATGTTTGCCGAACCGCCAAGCATGGAGTCTGTTTCCAAGGAAATCTGTCATTGGCGCAAAATTCCGTTTTCGCTGATCCGAAGCAAGCAAAAGTCGAAGCAAATCAACGCCGCACGCAACGAAGTGTATTACGCGCTGCGCGCCAGGTGCGGCCTAGGCATCTCCGAAATCGGCAAATTCCTCCGCAGAGACCATTCGACGGTTGCAAGCGGCAGTGAACGCCACGCCGAAACCCACGGATTGCCGCGGCCCTGGAAGGGAGAACCCCTATGACCGATTTCGTCAGGCCGGTGCTCCGGCTGTTCACCTATGCGCGCGCGCAACACCGGCTGAGGCAGGACGGAAAGCCGGCAGGGTTTGCCAGCGCGGCCAAGCTGGTTTCCAGGGAAACGGGTGTTGCCCTGGATGACGTCAACACGGTGCTTGCCAGCGGATTTTCCTCCGTTGAGACGCAAGAGCGGGTTGCCGCCTGGTGCGGGCTCAAGCGCGCCACTAAGCACGGGACGCCAGTGCTGATCGCAGATCCTGCCCATGACTTTGAGCCCGGTTCCGTCTGCCCGGATGGCGGCGCGGTGCCGGTTTCGCCGGAAGAGGCAAAGCGCCGGGTGGAAACCCGGCTTGCGCAACGGGGGGCAATGTGATGGCGACTTCTCATTCCGAAAATTTGTTCGATGTTGGCGTGAAAACGCCGAAGAGCGGACGGGCCGGGACCTACGCGACAGCCGTCTGCGGTACCTGCGGCAAGTCCGAGGATATCTTTGCCAGGGCATCTGCCGGAGCCACCTTGCCTGTCGAGCCGGTGGCTAAAAAATTCCGGACGCAAGGCTGGAAGATTGCGGGCAAGAAAGGCCGGCACACATGCCCGGCCTGCCAGAAAAAGCCCGCAACACCGAAAGCGGCGCCGCCGCCGGAGCCGACACCGGAAAACCGGCGCGCGATCCTGGAAGCGCTGGAAATCGTGTTCTGCCCGGCCAAAGGCTTCGACGATGGCTATGACGACGAACGCGTGGCGCTGGAACAGGGCATGCCGCGCCGCTGGGTGGAAGACATTCGCGAACAGTTCTGCGGTCCCGTGCCGCCGCCGGCGGTGGACCATATCGGCGAGGCGCGCGCCGCGCTGAAACAGCTGGGCGATGCCGCCGCAGACATGGCCGATGCGCAAGCCACAGCGGACAAGGCGCGCCAGCGGGTGATCGAGCTTCAGGCGGATGTCGACAGACATCTGGAAAAGGCGGGGGCGGCATGAGGCTTGACCGGGAAAAGCTGGGGCACGCTCTGCGTCGGGCGCGGGAAACGCGCGGTCTTACGCCGCGCGATCTGGCGCGGATTACCGGTGTCAGTTTCAGCACGATTTACCGGGCGGAGCGGGCGCATCCCGACATCTATGCGCGGGCGGATACGATCTGCATTCTCGGCTTTGAGCTGGGCGTCGACCCTCGCGATTTCGTGAAACGTGTTTCACGGGAAAACACCCATGACACACATTCCAGCGCGGAGTGCGCGTGATGGGGAAACGGTCCAATCGTGCCCGCGTGCCGAAAGACGCCTATCTGACGATCGATCGCCGGGCCGTGCCGCCAGTCATCCCGTTTTTGCAGCATGAAGGCATTCGCTCTTTCATCGAGCCTTGCTGGGGCTGGGGGCATGTGGTCGGGCCGCTGACGCGCGCCGGTCTTGTCTGCCGCGGCCGGTATGACTTGGAGCCGAAAACGGCGATCAAGGTCGATCCGGATCTGCCGGGCCGGCAGGGGCACGTGATCCAGCGGGACGGGCGCGCGCTAACCTTTGCCGATCTCAACGGCGCGGACGCGATCGTCACCAATCCGCCCTGGTCGTGGAAGCTGCTGCACGAGCTGATCATGCGGTGGTCGCGCATGGTGCCGACCTGGCTGCTGTTTTACGGCAACTGGATTTTCTCCGAGCGGGCGGCGCCAATCATCCGGCAGTACATGACCGACTTTGTGCCGCTGCCGCGCCTGCAATGGTTTCCAGGAACGGACCACGCGGAAAAGGATTCCTGCGGTTGGTACCGCTTCCACATGGCCGAGGCAGCGACACGGAAAGGGCCGCCGCGCATCTGGCCGCGCGGAGCTGACCCTTCGAATGACAATTTCCTTCTTTCCGAAGCCATAGGAGCTTGATTCATGGGCATTGGTGCTGACCACATTCCGCCGCCTCCGCCGCGATCGGCAGCTGTTGCACAAAGTGAGCAGGAGCAATCCGAGGCGAAGCAGGTGCCCTTTGTCCAGATCATTGACGGGCGTTTGCTGCCGTCGATTTTCCGGGACCTCAGTTCATTCGGCTGTCTTTCTGGGATGATGTCCATCGGGCTGATCATGGACAGTTCTGCCTTTCAATGGATTGCAGGTGTTGTCGGCCTCTTGTTCGTTGTCGCGCGTGCAAACCGAGATGTTTCCAAGTCGAGAATGACGGTTTCTGAGGCGCGCGCTTACCTCGACGGCCTCGAGGCAAAATCCGGTTCTACCCAATCTCAATCTGAAGGGGATCTCAAATGAGCGATCCAGGTGGCGTCGCGGCTGAACAATTGCGGGCCTTTGTCGAGCGCATCGAGCGGCTGAACGAGGAAATCAAGGTCATCAACGATGACAAGAAGGACGTCTATTCCGAGGCCAAGGGCAACGGCTATGACGTCAAGATCCTGAAAGAGGTCATCAAGCTGCGGAAAATGCAGCCGCATGAACGCGAGGAGCACGACGCGCTGCTGGATCTCTACATGCACGCGCTCGGTATGGCAGGACCGTCCGGTGTTGGCGACGACGCGGAGGCTGCGTGATGCCGAAGCGGATCCAGATGACGCGATCGAAGCCCTGGCGCGCGGACAATCCGGACGCGGTGATCGTCGACCGCACAACGAAATGGGGCAACCCGTTCAAGATCGGCGACGAGCTTCCCGGCATGCCCGACCAGCCGATGGACGCGGAAGACGTGTGCGATTGCTTCGAGCTTTTCACGATTCCCGAGCTGCCGGTTCATGAGCTCAAGGGCAAGGACCTGGCCTGCTGGTGTTCGCAAGGTGAACCGTGTCACGCGGACATTCTGCTGAAATATGCGGAGCGGTGTGCGCCGGTCGGCGAGGGGGAAAGCTGATGCCGGCGCACCGTTCCAAAGACGAATGGGAGCTGCGCGCGGCTGTCGTCGAGCGGCTGCGGGAATTGCGGCCAACCGCCCGGATCATCCATGAAATCAACGTCAATTTCGGCAATGTCCGGGTCGACGTGATGGCGGTTTCCCGCGAGGAAATCGTCACGGTTGAAATCAAGTCCAAACGCGACAAGCTCGACCGCCTGCCGAAACAGATCGAGGCCATGAAGGGCTGCTCGCATATCTCGATCGCCGCGCTGCACGAGAAGTTTCTCGTTGAGATCGAGACGAACGAGCATGTCGCGCATCGGGTGCGGGACGGGCTGTTTTTCTGGGACAGGCCGCCGGAAGAGTCACGAAGAGCGCATGAAGTCTGGGCATTTCCCCTCAAGGTCCGGTGCCTGGATGAAAATCGAAAACGCTGGGACGCAGTGTCCAGCTGGCGCATGCGGGAGCCTTCCATGCTGCGCGTCCTTCCGCCTGGTGCCTTGCATATTCTTTGGTCCGAAGAGCTGCACCGGCTGTGCTGCAAGCTCGGGATCAAGGCGCCGGCGCGCGCGAACAAGGACGCAATGTGCCGGGACATTCGCTGGCTGGCGTCGGGCAAGGAAATCACCCGCGGCATCTGCGATGCCTTGCGCCGTCGCGACTGTTTGGAAGCCGATCCTCCGATCGAAACCGAGGAGGAGGCGGCATGACTAAAAATTCCTTTGCCGGAATGGGTGGACACCAGGGCGCGCGACCAACGACGGATGTCTGGTTGACGCCACCTGCTGTTCTTGACGCTGTGGGCGGCGCTGGTTCCTTCGATCTAGACCCTTGTGCTTGCGAGCATCGTCCTTGGGATACGGCGCGACGTCATTTTGCGGTTTCCGACAATGGGCTGCTGCAAGCCTGGTTTGGGCGGGTGTGGCTTAATCCACCCTATCAGACCACGCTCATTCGTCGGTTCATGGCGCGCATGGCGGAGCACGGGCGCGGATTGGCGCTGATCTTTGCCAGGACCGAAACCGAGCACTTTGCGCGGCATATCTGGCCGGTCTGCGATGCACTGTTTTTTCTTGAGGGGCGTCTTCACTTCCATCGGCCGGACGGAACCAGGTCCGAGAAGAATGCCGGGGCACCTTCCGTTCTTTGCGCCTACGGCGTTGACGATGCCGATGTTCTGGCCGGGTGCGGTCTACCGGGTGCCTTTGTGCCGCTGAGATTGCGCGCTTTCCTGCATGGTTTCGCCACGGTCGGAACCTGGCTGCAGGAGGTTTCAAGCTTCATGCGCCGGCGCGGGGGCGCCTGCCATCTTTCAGAAATCTACCGGGCCTTTGCCGGATCCGAGAAGGCAAAGCGCAACCCGAATTACCAGGCAAAAATCAGACAAGTGCTTCAAAGCGGCCCTTTCGATCGGGTCGGGCGCGGATTGTGGGAGGCGGCGGAGTAATGGCTCAAAAGACCGATATCGAGTGGACCGACAATACCTGGAACCCGGTTCGGGGCTGTTCGCGCGTCTCCGAAGGGTGCCGGAACTGCTATGCGGAAATCATGGCCGCGCGGTTCTCCGGACCCGGACAGTGGGGCGAGGGGCTGGCCGAGATCGTGCGCAAGCCGGACGGGGCGATCGACCATCGCTGGACCGGCAAGCTGGTGGCCGCGCCGGAGCATGTGCTGCTGGCGCCGCTGAAATGGAAAAAGCCGCGGCTGGTGTTCGTCAATTCCACGTCGGACCTCTTTCATGAGAACGTGCCGGACGATCTGATCGACCGGGTGTTCGCCGTGATGGCGCTGACGCCGCATATCACCTACCAGGTGCTGACCAAGCGTCCGGAGCGGATGTTGAAATACATGCAGCGGCGAAACCCGAACGGGCATCACCCGTTCATGGACCAGGCTGCGCTCATGGCGATGACAGGCGCATGGAACACGCCTGCACTCGATTTGCGGGTTGAGGCGTTGCCGAATGTCTGGCTTGGCGTGTCGATCGAGGATCAGGCGACGGCGGACACGCGGATCCCGTATCTCCTGGAAACGCCTGCGGCGATCCGGTTTGTTTCCGCGGAACCTTTGCTCGGCGGAATCGATTTAGAAAGCGCCTGGCACGGCGAAACGGCTCTGAACTTGGAATGTTGGGGCGATTGCTGCTGGTGCGAAAGGGGCAAGCCTCCGCTTCATAACTGCCGCCGTGGCCGTCAGGACAATGCCGAAATCCAGAAAGGCAGGTCCGGCCTGGATTGGGTGATCTGCGGCGGGGAAAGCGGGCCTGGGGCGCGGCCCTTGCATCCCGAGTGGGCTTGCCAGCTGCGCGACCAGTGTGCCGATGCCAGCGTGCCGTTTTTCTTCAAGCAATGGGGTGAATGGCTGCCGTTTGGGCAGGCTGGGTTCACGCGCTGGAAGACAGTGAGTTGGAAGGGTGATCGGTGGCGTGGCCGTGCATACTTCAACGACGGGAACGGCGGTCCAGAGACGCACGATTCAGGCGTTGTTGAGACTGATCAGGTTCTCACTATTCGTGAGTCGTCTGCGACACTCTGCGTGCGCCTCGGCAAGGGCAAATCAGGTCGCCTGCTCGACGGCGTGCTGCATGACGGCTTTCCCAAAGTGCAGGAGCCGGCATGAGCGAAAAGGCAATGGCTTGGGCCTACGGGCAGGGCCTGCAGAGCGCAGACGCCTTGCGCGTGCTTCTGACATTGGCGCGCCTTCATGAAGACGGCGGGATGTGCCTGCCGACCGTGGACGTGGGCCGCAAGGCGGACATGGACCATTTCAGGTCCGTGTCGGCTCTCTGGTTCCTGCGCAACAAAAACCTGATTTCAGCCGAGGGCATCGGCGGGCTGATGTCCGTCACGCTCGGCTGTGATTTTGACGAAAACCAATCGGCGCCTGTTTCTGCGTTGCCGCAAGACGAGGAGGGCGCTCTGTGAGCCACAAGGCCACCAATTGGGCCGTTGAACAGCGCGGTTTGAAGCCGGGAACGAAGATTGTTCTATGGCATCTGGCGGACCGTCATAACAAGGATCATGGCTGTTTTCCATCGCAGGCGCTTCTTGCGAATGACTGTGAAATGAGCCGTGCGAGCGTGAACAATCACCTGAACACATTGGAGGAGCACGGGCTGATTCGCCGGGTTCAGACGCGCAACAGCAAAACGTTCAAGCAGGAAAACACGCGCTATCTTCTTGCATTTGAAGACGATTTCACGACTAAAAATACAGGCGTGGAAAACGGCGGAAATCCACAAAAGCCATGTCCAGAAATTGGACACGGGAACGAGCATGGTCCCATGTCCAAAAATGAGCAAATCCCGTGTCCAAAAAACAGCGATTCCCGTGTCCAAAATTTAGACACTAACCCTGTAAAGGAACCAGGAACTCAACCCGGAAATGCGCATGCGCGCGACGAGAGAGAGCTTGAAGCTCGTTCGAAAAAGCAAATTGATAATATGTTCTGGAAGCTGGTGAAGGATTGGCCAAAGCTCAAAGGAATGCCGAAGGCAAAGGCACGAGTGCCTTTCGAGCAACTGAGCGAAAAGGAACAGGACGAAGCTCTCGAAAAGCGTGACGTTTGGTTTGATTTGCTGAAATCCCAGGACAAGGATCACGTGCCAGCACCCTCGACCTATTGCCGGGAAAAGCTATGGAAGGATATTCCGGAAGACTTCGGAAAGAATGCTCTGCAGGGAGAAACCTCGGCAGCGCCGCCGTTCGGCAAGAAATGGGGCGCCATTCGGTTCTCCTGTCTGATGCTGGAGCCGACAGGATCGCTGCCAAAACTCACGTCTGGGCAGGAGCAAATGATTACCCAAGGCCTCTACAGCCGGGACGATCTCCTGCGTGAAAAGCGCGCCATGCATGGCTGGCCTCGCGTCAACACGATGCATGAGCGTGCGATCCACGGGCGCAAGGGCGTTGCCTGTGATCCGGCATTGGCGGGGCTTACGGATCTGTTTGGACAGGTGCATCGGGGTTCCCCGGCCTGGATTGCCTGGCGTGATCTTCACGCGAAAAAGGGTTGGCCCTGGTTCGGGCCTGATCGGGATTGTCCGGAATGGGTGTGGATGCCGGCGCCGCCGGATGCGCCCGAAACCTATTCAAACCCCTTCGCCGAAGTCAGGGCAGCGCTTGCGAGATTCGAGGCGGAACATGCACACATCACCGAAAGGCAGGCTGCGGAATGAGCGCATTGGCGAAGATACCGGTGACCGAAGCGATGAAATGCGACTATGAGCTCATGAGGTCCTTGGTGGCGTTGACGTCGCTGGACTGGATCGTGATCCGGGTGAACCCGAATTGCGATGCGCGCGCCATGGCGAGCATCAGATCCGAGGGGCTGATCGCCTATCAGCCGATGGAGCCGCTGAGCCGGTGGCGCAAGGGGCGGCGCAAGACCCTGGTCGATGCGAGTCGGCCGTTCTTTCCCCGATATGTGTTCGTCGGTTTGGACCGCACGGCAGGCCAGGGCGCGGAATTGGTCCGGACCTGTGACGGTGTGGAAAAGATTTTGTCTTTCCATCTTGACCATCGCCCGCATATCGTCAGGGCGAGGCACATGCAGCGGATAATGGAAGCGGCATGGAAAGCGCAGACAGACCGGGAATACGTTGTTCCTCAATACTTTGAGATCGGTGAACGCCTCAAAATCACAACGACCGCCTTCGCAGGTTTCACCGCTATCGTCAGCGCGTATGACGAGGCGAAAGCCCGCCTTGAGGTGGACGTGGAAATCTTCGGACGCTCGACGCCATTCGAACTTGGCGTTGACAACGTGGAGAAGATCTAGGAATCATCAGCGCCAGGACGATTCGTCGGATCCCTCGAACCTGGGTGTGCCGCTGCACACTATTCCAAACAGAGCGCGCGAGGCGGCGGACCCAGCCAACGAAAGACGCAGAACATGCGGAGTTGGCGCGAAGATTTTCTATGGCGAAAGCGTCAGGGTGTTACCAACTCCTGACGCATTGATCCAATTAGAGGTCATTCTTGCGAACGAACGCTTTGAGTAAGAGCAAAGCCATTTCGAGAGCGATGACGACGTATCGCAAGTACTGCATGTGGATTTCCTTTCTATTTCGTTTCCAAATCCCAGCCGTGCCTGTGTTGCGCATTGATGCGTTGTTTGGAAACAACTAACCGTCCACATTGAAGCACAGATTAATAGATGTTGGTTTCCAACCTTGGATTTGGCATGCTCTTCGCGATGTCAACGTCAAAATTGGATTGCGGCGTAGTAGGGCTTCAGTATTGAATTTGAAAATGTTTCACAGAAACCCGTGAAACATTTAGGGACCGTATCGCGCCAAACCCAAAACGGGGGGACTGAGCGTTTAATGTCGCCAGTCTGACCCTAAATTCGAAGCCTAAACTCGGCTAAGTTCCTAAACTCAGCCCTAAACTCCTAAAGTCGCGCAGTATGCCGGAGCGAACCTGTGACAGCACACGCGGGTGAAAACGCCGTTGTTACCAAGGGCGAATTCGCCAAATTCATCAACGTCAGCCGTAGCCGGGTGTCGCAGTATATCGCCGAGGGCAAGATCTACGGCGATGCTCTGGTTGGAACGGGTCGCGGTGCGAAGATCAACAGGCCGATCGCGCAAGAGCAGCTGCGGCGCGTTCTCCATATCGGCCAGATGATTGGCAACGGGCTGGAAACGAACCTGACGGGTTTAGGGCAACCGGCAGAACCGACCTTCGACCAGGTGCCGCCGCAGGGCGAAGAACCCAAGCCTGAATTGCCGGATCCGCGGGTTCCCTCGATCGAGGACAAGCTCAAGCAGGAGCGGCTTTTCCAGGAACAAATCCGAAGCCGAAAGGCGGCAGAGGACGAAGAGAAGCGCAAGGGCCGGTTTACGCCGACCGAAGAGGTCAGGGCCAGCAACACCCGGATTGCGGTCCAGATGATCCAGACCTTCGAGGGTTCCTTGCCGACCATGGCCGCGAAAATCGCCTCGAAATTCGAATTGCCGGTTCGCGACGTCCTCCATGAGCTGCGCTCCGAGTTCACCGAGATGCGCGGACGGGCGGCGGAAGCTTCCAGGGCGAAGGCAGAAGCCCTGCCGGCGGCTGTTGAGACAAAGATCGGCGAGACGGAGATCGGCGAGACGATGATGGAAGCAGCTGAATGAACTTCCATGTCGCGCTAACAGCGAACCCGGAGCGGTTGGCCTATGAGGCCATGGCAGATGCCTGGACGCCGCCGCCGAAGGTCGATTACCTGAAATGGGCAGAGGACAATATCGTCCTTTCCGAACGCGAAAGCCCGTATCCGGGACCGTACAACCGGGATCTCTTTGGCTATTTCGACGAGGTCCTGCGGGCGATGTCGCCGGATGATCCGTGCCGGATCGTGACGCTGAAAAAAAGCGCACAGCTCGGAGGCACCGTCCTGGCGAACATCTTCTGCTGCGGCTCGCTTGAAATGGTGCCGGGCGATTTCCTCTACGTCCATCCGACAGAGGGCAATGCGCAGCGCTGGTCCAAGCAAAAACTGGCGCCGATGCTGAAAAACACCGCTTCGCTCAGGGAGTTGTTTTCACAAAAGAGCCGGGATGGTGGCGACTCTGTTCTTTACAAGGAACGGCGCGACGGCCGGGGCGCCATCCAGATATCCGGCGCGAATTCTCCTGCGTCGCTCTCCATGGTGACCATGAAGAACCAGGTCCAGGACGATCTGGCGAAATGGGAGACAAATTCGGCCGGCGACCCGGAAGCTCAGGCGGATTCGCGCAGCCAGGCGCATGAGTTTGCCAAGATCACGAAGATCTCGACACCGATGGTTCTTCCCGGATGTCGGATTTCCCGGAACTATGAGGACGGCAGCCAGGAGCAGCCGTTTATCCCTTGTCCGCATTGCGGTCACATGCAGGTCCTTGAGTGGGACAACATGCTGGCCAACCTGGATGAAGAGCATCCGGAGCGGGCGCATTTCGTTTGCACCGATCCCGAGTGCGGCGGGGTGATCGAAGAGCATCACCGGCCTGCGATGCTCAAGCAGCTTGAATGGCGTGCGGGCAATGAGAACGCCAAACGTCAGCACCGGTCTTTCTGGATCTGGTCTGCTTATTCGGTTCTGCAGACTTTTGAGCGAATCGCGCGTTCCTGGTTGAAGGCCAAGGGCGACCCTGCCAGCGAGCAGACGTTCATGAACGATGTCGTCGGGTTGGCCTATGAGGCCGCCGGCGACGCACCGCCATGGGAGGACCTTCGCGACCGGGCCGCGGTATCGGAATACTCCAAGGGGCAAATTCCTGCCGGTGCCGTGTTCATCACGCTCGGGATCGACGTTCAGGGCGACCGGCTGGAATGGCAACTTGTCGGCTGGGACCGGAACCTCCGCCGTTTCGTGATCGATTACGGAGTTGTTCCTGGCTATGTCGGCGAAAAGTCGACCCGAGGCCTGCTCGATGTCCTGGTCAATAACGAATGGCCGAATGCATACGGGCATATGCTCAGACCCGACATGACGGCAATCGACGGCAACGCCTATACGACCGATGTCTGGGGATGGGCGAGGCGTTTTCCGGCGGCGCGCGTGATCATGGTTCGTGGTGCCAGGTCAGAGACCGCACCGCGGCTGCAGCGGGTGAAGCAGGAGTACAATGAGAAAACCGGCAAGGTGAAAAAGTATTCTCGCCGGTTCTACAACTTCAACAGCTCGATCATGAAACTCGGGCTCTACAAGAACATCCGCAAGACCGATCCGCTTGAGCCGGGTTTTGTCTCGTTTCCGTGTGGTCTTGACGACGAATATTTCCGGGGTCTGACGGCTGAGCGCCGGGTCGCAAAAAAGAACAAGGACGGTTTTGAGGTCTGGCGCTGGACGAAAGACCCGCTGCAGGCGAACGAACCGCTCGATACGATGAACCAGGCGGAAGCCGCGGCGACAAAACTCGGTCTGCGGTCCATGCCCGGCGCTGTCTGGGACGGCCTGGAGGCAGAGCGCTGCACGCAGGCAACCGAAGTGCAGCTCGATATGGAAGATCTTCCGCTTGCGCCGAAACCGGCTGACGAGCCAGCAAAGCCGAAAGACAATCCCTTTGCACGTCTTTCCAAGTCCTTGAACGGGTAATCATGCGAACATCTGTGCCGTCATTTCCGCGCTCGGAAGTCCTTCCGGAGCAAGCTCAGCCGTCTGCGCAATTCCTGCGTCCGGACCGCAGCGGGTTTCTCGCCGGCTGGCCTCGTCCGATGCTGCGCGAAGCATCCCAAGACGTGCGCCAGGCCTGGTCGTCAGTCGCATCGCGTGCGATTGAATCGATCCATAACTCGGGCTGGATGAAAGGCGCCGTCGACCAGGCTGTCGGTGATACCATCGGCAACGGTCTGAAACTGAACCCGAAACCGGACTGGCAGGTTTGCGGGTTTTCCAGCCAGGCAGAGGCAAGCGAATGGGCGCGGAATGTCGCGACCCGCTTCAGGTCCTACGCACGCAACCCGATGGAGTGCGATGCACGGGGCAAGATGACCGTTGCAAAAATGGCAAAAACCCAATTGCAGTCGCATTACGCCTTTGGGGAAGGCGTTGCACGTGTCGTGCTGCGCAAGAGGCCGAATTCGCTCACGCGCACCAAGATCCAGCTGCTTACGCCGCTTCGGATCACGCAAGAGACCCGTGAAGAGGTCCGCTTGCATCAGGGCGTCTACCAGGACGCGGACGGCATGGCGATCGGGTATCGGGTCCGGGCCCGCCAGAACGGTTTTGACAAAACGGTCGATATGTCGGCGCGCGACAAGGACGGGCGCCCGCTGATCATTCACACTTTTGACGGCGACGCTGATCAGACACGCGGGATCTCGCCGTTCGCGGCTATCCTGAAGGTGTTTCGCCAGGTCGATCAGCTTGCAGACGCCACGCTCGTTGCTGCTCTTTTGCAGACTGTTTTCGCCGCGACGATCAAGTCCGACGCGCTCTCAGAGGAAGTTTTTGAAGGACTTAGTGAAAGAGGCGATGACGAAGGCAAGTCCTCACCTCCCAGTGAATTGCAAGCGTTTTTCGACGCCAAAAGCGCGTGGGCGAAGGACTCCAAACTCGATTTAGGCGCGCACGGTAAAATCGCGCATCTGTTCTTCGGCGAAGAGCTTCAATTCCACAACACCAACCATCCGCATAACAACTACCTGCCGTTCATGCGGAACCTGCTGCGCGAGATCGCCCGCGCGATCGGCGTGTCATATGAGGCGCTTGCCTTCGACTATGAAGGCGCGACCTATTCGAGCGTTCGCATGGGGATTGCATCGCTCTGGCCGCAGGTTGTGAGCCGCCGTGAAGATCTGAGCGTGCCGTTCTACCAGGCGGTTTATGACGCCTGGCTCGAAGAGCAGATTTTCAATCGTTGGATCGCGTTTCCAGGCGAGTATCGGAACTTCCTTCGGGTTCGCGCCGCGGCAACTCAAGCCGACTGGAACGGCCCGGCCAAGCCGACTGCCGATGATCTGAAGTCGGCCAAATCCATGGGCGAGCGCCTTGAGCGCGGCGTTTCCAGTCTCTCCATCGAGTGCAGCGAGCTCGGGCACGAGTGGGAGGATGTTGCCGATCAGAGGGCGCGCGAGTCCCAGAAATTCGAGGACCTCGGTCTTGCAGATCCGCATGCGTCCAAAGGGTCTCCACTGGCCGGAAAGGCCGGTGAGGAAGATGAAGAAGACCGAGACGACGAGGACGAGGACAAAAAACCACCGGAGGATGACGACTGATGGCCAGCCTCTTTGACGGCATCGACACGACCGATCCCTGCCTCGTCTGGCCGGTGCTGCAGACCGCTTATTACAAGCTTGCCGCCGGTGAAAGTGAAGTCCGGGTCAAGTACGCAGACTTCGACGTCACGGTGCAGCCCGCCAGCATTCAAGAGCTGGAGGTTTTGATCACTCGGCTCAAAGGCGAGTGCAACCGCAAGCAAGGTATCCGCACCCGCTTTGCCTTGCGCGGCGGATTTTAGGAAAGCGATCCCATGCCGGAAATCAACGAACTGAGCTACCTCCGTGCAGCTTCGCAGGTGTTCGACACGCCGTTGCTGCTGTCAGAAAGCCAGGGCCTTTTGATGGGCGAATATCTGGCTGCGCGCATGCTCGGCCAGGCAACGGTGGAGCCGCAGGGCAACCGGTTCCGCGGCGAGGAAGTGATTGAACCGGATGCGGACGGGCCGGCATGGCAGGGATATGCGCGGATCGGCAGCGTCGCCCGCATTCAGCTCATGGGCGAGTTGGTCAATCGTGGTGCCTGGATGGGGTCATACTCCGGCATGACGTCTTATGAGGGTTTTGCCGAGCAGCTGACCAGGGCCGCAGCTGACGATGAAATCTCGACCATTCTGCTCGATGTGAATTCACCAGGCGGTGCCGCTGCCGGCATGTTTGAAACCGCGCGCCTGGTTCGGTCTGTTTCCGAGCAGAAACCCGTGATTGCCGTTGTAAACTCTCTTGCCGCTTCTGCCGCATACGGGCTTGTCAGCGGTGCTTCGAAGATCGTCATGACGGAAAGCTCGGAAGTCGGATCGATCGGGGTTCTCTGGCTGCATTTCGATCGCAGCAAGCAGATGGACAATCGCGGCGTCAAAGCAACCATCATCCATGCCGGTGCGCGCAAGGTCGACGGTCATCCGTTCGGGCCGCTGGAAGGCGACGCGCTGTCCTCGATCGAGGGCCGGATCAACTCGATCATGTCCCGCTTTGTGTCCCTGGTTTCCGGGCACCGGGGACTGGAGGACGCGGCGATCCGCGACCTGGAAGCGAACACGCTGTTTTCGGACGAGGCGATCTCGGCCGGTCTTGCCGATGAAATCGGCACATTCGACGAGGTCCTTGAAGATCTTTCCCGCGCCCGCGTCGGGCGCACAATCTCGCAGCAAAGGAGACTATCCATGAGCGGGAACAACCAGCAGCCCGATGCATCAGCTTCGGGCATTACACAGGAGCAGCTTGAAAGCGCTGTTGCCACAGCGCGCAGTGAAGGTGAAAAGGCCGGTGCGGTTGCCGAACGCGGTCGCATCAAGGCCATTCTGGACGGTGACGAGGCAAAGGGCCGGGAGGATCTCGCCCGTCATTTTGCCTTTGACACGGACCAGAGCCCGGAGGCAGCAACTGCCGCACTCGGGAAATCGCCGAAGGCCAAGGTCGAGACGAAAGAAGACGAGGACTTCGCGTCCCGCAAGGACAAAGCGTCCGTCGACGCCGATCTTGACCTCGGCGGACCGATCAAAACCGAAAAACCGCGCTCCGGCCTTTCCAAGGCTGTCGACCGGTTCGTTCCCGCCGCCTGATCCAGCATTCGCGTTTCACGACATCTGACCTCGACCTGATCCGGGCCGGGGAACACCTTTACTCGGCTGATTGAAAGGGATTTCAACATGCTGCCGCACTACACAATGACCCAGCCGAAGGGTCTGACTTCGGTTCTGAAATGGGAGGCCAATCCCGACTTTTCACGCGAAAGCGCCGTTCTGCTTGCAGGTAGTGGCGCCGTTCGCACCATTGCTGTCGGCATGATCGTTGCCATGCTGGCAACGGCGAGTGCGACCACTGCGTCCGTTGCAGCCGATGCCGGCAACACCGGCAACGGCGTCATGACCATGTCGACGCCCGCCGTCACCAGTGCGGTGAAAGAGGGCATCTACAAGGTGGTTTGCACCGACCCGGCCACCAATGGCGGCACGTTCGAGGTTACCGACCCGAATGGTGATTCCGTCGGCACGGCCAAGGTCGGCGCGGCCTTCACCAAGCAGGTCCGGTTCACGATCGCGGACGGCGGCAATGACTTTGCTGCCGGTGACCGCTTCGAGATCACCGTCACCGGTGCGGACATCAATCCGAATGCCGGCAAGGCCGTTGCCTGGGACCCGACAGCGTCTGACGGGTCCGAGGTTCCCTGGGGCATTGCCGCGACCGCGGCAGAGGCGCTTGACGGTGTTGATCTCGATATCGGCCTCGTCGTGCTTCGCCGGGATGCGCTTTGCTTTGCCAATGGCATCGTCTGGCCGGACGGGGTGACCGATGCGCAAAAGGCGGTCGCCCTGCAGGACCTCGAAAAGCAGGGGATCGTGGTCCGCACCACGTAACCCGCCGAGGAACCAGACCAAGGAAACCAGGGCCGGCTCAGCCGGCCTTTTTCATAACTCCGGCTGAGCCGGATCCCATCAGGAGTTAAAGGCTATGCCGGATATTCTCTTTCCCTATTCGAATGTGGAATTGACCGAGGAGGTCAATCGCATTCCCAACAACTACGGAATGCTCAACGCGATGAACCTGGCGCCGGATGAGCCGATGGCATCGCGTTTCGTGCGCATCGACTTCCGCGATGGTACGATCGTCGTTCTCGCGGCAGACGAGCCGGGCGCTCCTGGGCAGATGTCCGAACAGGACGATGTCGGCGGCACGATCCTCATGATCCCGCACTTCCCGCATATTGAAGTCATCAAGGCCGAGGACCTGGTTGGCGGTGTCGAAGTGATCAACGGCATGATGAGCGCACGCAATCTCGACACTGAGACGGCGCGCCGTCTTGGCACGATCCGCCGCCATCACGCGATCACGCTGGAATATATCCGCATGGGCATGCTGCGCGGCCTGATCAAGGATGGTAAGGGGCGCACGCTCTACGATCTGTTCAGTGTCTTTGGCCTCACCAAAAAAACGATCGACTTCAAGCTTGGCACGGCCGGCACCAATCTCGTCGAAAAATGCGAGGAGGTGATCGACCACGTTCAGACCAACCTGAAGGGCGAGACGTCGACGCAGATCGAAACCGTCGTGAACCCGTCCTTCTTCAATCGGCTTGTGTCTCATCCGAACGCGGAAAAGTTCTGGATTCAGACCCAGCAGGCGCCGACGCTTCAGAACTTTCAACGTGAGCGTCTCGGCGGCAATTGGGGCCGGGTCTTTGAGTTCGGTCAGATCCTGTGGCGCGAATACAAGGGAACCTTCCCGGTTCGCAACACTTCCGGTGCGATCACGTCCGAGCCGATCGTCGAGGCAGGCAAGGGGCACGCCTATCCTGCCGGCACGCAGAACCTGTTCCGCACATACCAGGGTCCTGTGCACCACATTGATATGGTCAATGTTGCGCCTGATGCATCTGACCCGGTCTATGTGTCGAGCAAGGTTCTGGACCACGGTGCGGGCGTTGAGATGAAATCTCAGTCCAACCGCATCGCGGTCTGCAAGCAACCGAACCTCGTCGTCGAAGTATTTTCTTCGGACTGATTGGACGCCGATGCGCTCTGATATTGCAAAAAGGGCTGTCGACGCTGCCTTTGAACGGCTTGGCGTCGACAGCCAGTATGGGTCGACACCCTGCAAGCTCCTGTTTGAGAACGATGAAGATGTCGGCATCGACTTTGGTGGCGCGTCTCGTCCGGTCGGCCGGGAAACCATCTTCCTGGTGCGTGACAGCGAAGTGGCACCGGCAGACGGCGGCACGTTCACGGTGAACAGCGAAACACACAGGATCGTTGCCAAGCCTTTGCTCAAGGATGCCGCCAGGCTCGTCTGGCGTTGCCGCGTGGTTCTTCAAAATGCCTGATATCAAGCTTGCAGCCTTTGGCAACCTGCAGAAGGAACTGGAAGCGCAGCGCAAGGACGTTGCAGCCGGCATCCGGGCCGGCACCGAGGATGCTGCAGTTTTTGGCAAGACCCGGTTCCGTGACATGGTCACCGGGGCTGGGCTTGGCAACCGCCTGGCAAAGAGCTGGCGGCACAATGTTTTTCCGCGCCGTGGAAAAGAAACGTTCGAGCCCGCGGCGCTTATCTGGTCAAAAGCACCAGAGCTGATGAATGCCTTTAATGAAGGTGGGTTGATAACCCCACGCCGCGGCGCGTTCCTGGCAATTCCGACGGAGTTTGCTCCAAAGAGCCGGCATCCGCTGGCACGGCACCGCAACATGCCGTTGAAAGAATTTCGCGAAGTGTTCGGCGATGGAGTCCTGACCTTGCGCGAGAAAAAGGGAAGTGGCGGCCAGGTGCTCTACGCCTTCGCTGAAAAGGGTTTTCGGCGGCGTTTAGGGAAGCGTCGTGGTGTCAGCCGGGTGAAGAAAGGCGGACGGATCAAGTCTGAACCGGTCCTCATGTATGTGCTGGTCAAGCAGGCACGGTTGCAGAGACGATTGAATATCGATGCGGTTGGGAACTCCGTCCAGCAGGTTTATCCGTCGATGGTAATCCGCAGCATCCTGAAAAGGCTCGGTCAATGAATTCCGATACGGCCCTGACAGCGCTCCAGACCGTCCTGACGACGCTTGCCGTGACGCAAACGTCCATTCCGTCGGTTCACCGGAACGAGCCGCTGGAACAGATGCTGGAAGCACTCGAAGGTGACGCCAAGGGCTTTGCCAACCTGATCGACGGCGACATTCGTATCGATAACACGCTGATCGGCGGCGGTTCGGTTTATGAACTGACACTGCTGCCGCAGCTGGAAGTGATCGTCAGCGGTGACACGGATGCCGATCGTCGGGCCGCGCTTTCGGCGATTGTCAACGCTGTTGCCGCGGCGATCGACACGGACCCGACACTCGGCGGTGCCTGTGAAAACAGCCGCGTTGCGGGCATCCAGCGCAGCGGCCTGGTGACCGACGGGGTGCCGAACCTTGCCGGGCTGATTATCGCCCTGGAGGTCGAGCTGACCTCGGACCAACCTTTCTGACCACTTCATAGGTGACACATGACCGCGAAACGAACGACGGCCGCGCCGAAGGCGGGCCACTTTGTGCTGCTTGAGGACCACGGCGACCTGATGCGCGGCAAGGTTCTCTGGCTTGAGCCGGACGCCATCAAGGCGCTTGACGGAAAGATCCGTCCGGCGAGCGAGCGAGACAAGTCCATTGCCGCAGTGAGCGGCTGATCCAAAGGAGCATCCCATGGGAACGACAGCCAAACCGCGCGGCAAGACCGCGAACCTCCTGTTCGGCACGCAGACCGCGTTCGATACAGCTGCAATCGGCAACTATATCTCGACGTTCTTTTATTCAGAGAACCTCGGAGAATCCGAACCGTTCGAGCAGAACCCGCTTATCGGCCTGGCACGTAACAACAACCGCGATGCCACCGAGCCGCAGCCGGGTCTTTTGACGGCTTCCGGCGACATCGTTGTGCCGCTCGACGCAAATCACTTTCCCTATTGGCTGACCATGCTCTTCGGTGCTCCAGTCACCAGCGGGGCAGGGCCTTACACACACGTGTGGACGTCCGGCAGCGAAGAACTGCCCTGGCGGACCATTGAAGTCGAAAAGCGCGCCGGTGCGGCGTTCTACCAGAACATTGGTGTCGTCACGAACGGCTTCTCTCTGGATGCGACCCGTGGCGGGGGCTTCCGCCCGGTGACGCTGAACTGCCTTGCGCGCAACCAGGTCAAGCTCTCCAGCACAGGTGGGGGCTCGCCCGCGGCGATGGTCCCGACATCCTTGCTGCCGGCGTCGCAGGGGCTGTTGCGGGTGAACAGCGTTCTTGCCGGCAACTTCCTCGGTGCGTCGATCAACTATCAGAACGGTTTTTCTGAAGATGGTTCGATCAACGGCACCAAGTTCGTCGCCGGGTTCGACCTGGACGACGAGGCACAGCTAACCGGCAACGGCCGGGTCCGGTATGTCGACGATACCTATTTCGACATCATGAGCGCCGGGGATCCGGTGGCGCTCGAACTGGAGTTTGGTGAAGCCGTCGACGCGAAGATCAACTTTGCAATGCCGGCGGTGCGTTTCGACCGGGCACCGTTTGCGCCGATCAACGGTCCCGGCCGTCTGGAATCGGAATTCGGGTTCCGCGCCGAACAAACCACCGGCGCACCTATGCTCACCGTTACCGTCACCAACAATGTCGACAGCTATGCCGTTTAAACCAACCGAGTTTTCGTTCGAGGACCGCGCCGTTGAGTTTCCTCACGGTGTGGTTCTCAACATGCGTCCGGCGAACTCCATTGACGTTGACCAGGCGCAGGCCGAATCCAGCCGTGCGATCCGGGAAATGATCCTGTCGCGCAATGCGCTCACTGTTTACGGCGTGCCGCAGAGCCTGATTGATCATGATCTGCGCCTGGGACCGGAAGAGGACGGTGAAGACGAGACGGACGAGGAGCAGTTTGTTGCCGACCGTTTCCGCAACTTTCTGGGTCTTTCTTCCTTCATTGCCAGTGTGCTGCTGTTTGAGCAGCTCGTCACGCAGTGGGAGAACGTTGCCGGCGAAGACGACGAACCACTTGCGATCAACCGGACGACGATCGGCCGGTTTCTGCTTCATCCGGACATGAAAAAGAAGTTCGATTCCATTGCCTATTCCGTCCAGTTCGCGGTTCGAGAAGAGGGAAACGGATCGGCCGTCTCGCAGCCTGGTTCGGGCGAGGCGGAGGACGATACTGCGAAGGCTGCAAAGAGCTGAACCAGAATTGCGGGCAGAAATGTCCGATTGAGAAGAACCAGCCGCAAACGGGGCTCGGTCATCTGGCCGTGCGGCTGGCGACGGGGGCAGGGGTGTGGCGTCAATCCGACCAGGACGGACGCCGCACCGGCCTTCTGATCGGCGAGGCACTTGCCCGCGCCGGAGACCTTTCCGCATCGGAGGCAGGCATCGTGTCGGACTTTCTCGTTCAATACGAAACTGCCTTCCTGAAATCTGTCCAGGAACATCACGGAGCTGACCATGAGAGGTAGAATGCCAGAAGTCGGCATTCGGCTTGCCGCTGTTGACGGGAAGGTCGTGCGGCGTGAGTTGCGCAAGTTCGGAGCGGAAGGCGAAGAGGCCTTGCGCAAGATCGAGCGGGCCAGCAAGCCAGCCAGGCGCAGCCTGAAAGCGGTCGATGCCGCTGTTGACGATCTGAAGACGAGCGCGTCCGGTCTGTCAGGCAATCTCGGTGCTGCCGGCGCGGGTCTGCGGGCGATGGGACCTGCAGGGGCTGCGGCTGCCATCGGCATCGGTGCCCTGGCGCTCGGTTTTACCAAGATCGTGACGTCTTCTCGAGACGCCGCCCGCTCGATCGCCGAGATCGGCGATGCCGCGCGTCGTGCCGGCATCGACGTCGAGGCCTTCCAGGAACTGCAGCTCGTTGCGGACCGGAACCGGATTTCCGTTGATGCCCTGACCGACGGCATCAAGGAACTGAACCTGCGCGCGGATGAATTCATCTTCACCGGTGTTGGACCGGCTGCCGAGGCGTTCCAGCGGCTTGGCTTCACTGCCGAGGAACTGAAGGAAAAACTCAAGAACCCGTCCGAGCTGCTGGTCGAGATTGTCGAGCGCCTGCAGGACTTCGACCGGGCGGCGCAGATCAGGATTGCTGACGAATTATTCGGCGGGACCGCCGGCGAGCGGTTTGTGGAGCTGATCGACCGCGGTGCGGATAACATCCGGCTCATTATCGAGGAGTCGCGTGAGCTTGGGCTTGTCTTCGAGGCCGATCTCGTCGGGCGGGCGGAAGACCTTGACAGCGAACTGACAAAAGCCGCGCAGACCATCGACCGGAACCTCAAGCGCGCTCTGCTGGATGCAGCGCCTGCCATGCAGGCCTTGACCGAGTTTCTGGCAACGGCCCTGGCGGGTTTCAGCACTTTGATCGATCTGACGCGCGAAGTTGAAAACCGGTCAACTGACGGCGTGAGAGCCGAATACGCCAGGGTCTTGAATGAACGCATCTTGTTGAAGCAGTCCATCGCCGAACTTGAAACCCGGGACGACTCCATCGCAGAGGCGAGGTTGAAGTTTCAAAGGGAACGGCTTGCACTGCTGGACAAAGAAGCGGCTAGGCTTCAGGAAATTGTCGATATCCGCGATGGAAAACCGGCAGATTCGAACCAGCCGGCTGAGCGTGGACCAAGCGCAGACCAGGACCGAAACTTCCAGTCGGAAGAGGAGCGCAAGCGCCTTGAAAAGGTCGCCGAGACCTGGATCAACAAGATCACGCCTGCGGCGGACAAATACCAGGCGACCCTGAAGGACATTGCCGCGGCCGAAGAGCAGGGCCTGCTCACGGCAAGCCAGGCGGCTGACGCCCGGTCGAGGGCTGCTGATGATTATCAAAAGGTCGTCGACAAGCTGAACGCGACCGGCAGCCGCGAACTGGAAAAGCGGCTCGCCGAAGTCAAGAAACTGATCGAGGCCAGCCGGACGCCCGCCGAGGAACTGGCTGAGCGTCTGCGCCGAATTGCCGAATTGGAAAGCGAGGGCCTGTTTGCCCGTGCCGGCGGCAATGCCAACGATGCCCGCGCGAAGGCGATGCGCGATTATGCGGCGGCAACTGATGACGCTGCAGCTGCCCTTGAGCGACTTGACGAAATCGCCTCCGGCAACGGACCGAGCGCTTATGCGGCGCAGTTGGTCGTTGCCGAAAGGCGCACGAACGACCTGCGTGAGGCCACCGAACCACTGCGCGAAGAACTCGCCGACGGCTTGGCCGATGCGATCGTCAACGGCGAAGAACTGTCGGACGTCCTGGAACAGCTCGCAAAGCAGATCCTGCGGGACTTCCTGTCCGGACAATTCAATTTCCTGCTTGGAGGACCTCAGCCGACCGATTTCCTTTCCCGCCTGTTCAGCACGATTACGGGTGGAAGGTTTGGCGGCGGTTCCGGTGGAAGTGGCGGAGCCGGTTCGGTTGGCACGTATAGTCCGCCTGTCGCAGCACCGGCAGGATTGCCTGCGGCATCGGCGGTATCTTCGGCGATTGCGCCGTCAAGCGGCGGATCGGTCGCCACGCAGGTCTGGCAATATTTCCTTGGCAAGGGCCTCCAGCCGCACCAGGTCGCGGGCATTGTCGGGAATGTCCATGCGGAAAGCGCATTCAATCCATTCGCGATAGGCGACGGCGGCAATGCGTTTGGACTGTTTCAACACAATGACCGTCGCAACAACCTGTTCGACTTCATTGGCGGTCGCCAGAACCTTGGCAATGTCAAGGGCCAGCTGGACTTTGCCTGGCATGAATTGCAGACCAGCGAGGGTCGGGCGTTCCGGGACCTGCTCGGCAGTCGAAACGTTCGCGAGGCAACGGCTGCGTTTGGAGGATTCGAGCGGCCGTCCGGATTTTCCTTTGGCGATCCAGAAGCCATGCACAACTGGACTGGCCGCCTGCAGGCCGCCGAAGAGGCGCTCAACGTTTTTGGCGGTGATCTGAACACAGCGTCCTCCAGCCTGACCCGACTGGACGGCGGGCTTGGCAAAGCGGTCGGTTCGCTTGCAGAGGGCAGCGGCTCACTGGCGAGCACGGCGAGCGACTTTGCCGGTCAGTCGAAGGAACTTGCCGGATCAATGACTGAAGGTCTGCAGAACGTGCTCGGCGGTCTGGGTGAGGGTGCCGGCTGGACTGGCGGCGGTGGCGGTTTCGGAGGGCTGTTTTCCGGTATTTTCAAGGCTCTTGGTGGCTTTCTCGGCTTTAGCCGCGGCGGGCCGACTGGACCGGGTTCCGACAGCGATGTCGCCGGCGTCGTTCACGCGAATGAATATGTGTTCAGCGCGCAGGCAACACGCCGGATCGGTGTCGGTGTACTGGATCGGCTTCACAGTAATTCGCTGAAAGGGTTCCGGTCCGGTGGCCATGTTGCACCCTTTGCCACGCCTTCCGGCATGTCGGCCTCTCGCCGGGGGGCTGCGAATGACGATCGGCTCAAGATCGAGATGCACAATTATTCCAACTCGCAGGTCAAGGTTGAAGAAGAGAAGGACGATCGGGGCGGGCGCAATATCAAGTTCATCATCTCCGAACAGGTCGCCGATGCCCTCACGACATCAGGTGGCGCTGCGCCTCGGGTGCTCAAGCAGACCTTTGGTACCAAAAAACAGAGGGTCAACAGATGATCCCTATATGGCCGCCTGAATTGCCGAAGCCGCAGCGCGCCGCGTTTCAAAAGCAATTCCAGGACCCGCGCATTCGCAAACGCGCGGAATCCGGGCCGCCCGGATATCGCCGGCGGTATTCCTCTGTCGGGCAGCTTGTCTCGCTCAGCATCAAGGTGACCCGCGATCAGCTGGCGGTGTTTGAAAACTTCCATCAGAACGATACCGCGCTCGGGTCGTTGCCATTCGTGATGCCGGATCCGATCACTGATGGCTGGCCGCTTCTGACACCTGATGGTGAGGCACTGCTCGGACCAGACGATGAACCTCTGCTGATTGCAGCGCACTGGCTCTGCCTCTTCGGTGAGGCCATGCCGGCCGTCAGCAAACCCGGCTTGCACTTTGTTGTCGCGTTTCCCGTGACGGTGATGCCATGAGGCGGATCTCGCTGAACCAGCGGCTTTCCCATGATGCGCACACAACGGAAGAAATCGAAGCCGCGCTGTTTCACATCGAGCACGAGGACCTTTCAGATCCGGTCCGGTTGTCGACGGACCCGACCGAACGTTTGAGCGACGAGCCACTCGCATACGGCACAAGGTCCACCTTCAACGGGGCGAACCCTGTCTCTCAACCGTTCCAGTTTGTGCTGGTGTCGACCGACATGCCGAGCGACCTGGAAGAGGCACCGGCAGAAGCAACGCTCGTGCTTGAAAATGTCACCAGGGGCATTGCCGACGTCCTTCAGATGATCACGACGCAAGCCAGCGTCCACATGGCGTTGGTGCTGGCGTCATCACCGAACCAGATCGAGGCGGAGTACCGGGACTTGAAACTCGTTCGGGCCGAGGGCAATGCCTCCGAAATCACGCTTTTCCTGAGCCGTCAGCCGATCGAGGAAGAAAGTTTTCCGTCCGTCCGCATGACCAAGCAACGCTTTCCGGGACTTCACAGATGAGTTGGAGCAATTCTTACATCGGCATTCCGTTCGAGGCGTTCGGTCGCGCACAGACCGGCTGTGACTGTTACGGCCTGGCGGTGCTGATCTATGCCCGCGAGCTTGGCATGCAGCTGACGAGCTATGTCGGCGATTATGTCAGCTGTGACGAACGCCGTGAGCTGGACGGCCTGTTCTCCAATGCGATCGATCTCGGGCCGTGGCGCAAGGTCGAGGGGCCAGCCGAGCCGTTTGACATTGCCTTGTTCCGGATTGGCCCGACCGCGGCCCATTGCGGTGTCGTCGTCAGCGACGGCCTGATGCTGCATGTCCAGGGCGAGGACCAGGCCAAGGTGGAGAGCTACCGGGCAGGGGCGTGGAAACACCGGCTGCTGGGACACTACCGGCACCAGGACCGTCTCGGGAGGTCAGATGACTGACATCGTTCCCGTTCTTGCCGCGCCGCTGATTGATCCAGGTGCCGGCCGTGTTGATTTGGCTCTGCCGCAGGGCTTCACCCTTGCGGAGATCGTTGCGACGGCGTTGCCGGAGGCTGTCGGGGAAAATTTGCCGATCCGGGTAATCCTGGTCACCGACAAGGGCGCGGTTGCGATCGCACGCGACAAGTGGCAATTCGTACGGCCGCGTCCGGGCGTGCGGGTCGTCATTCGCGTTTTGCCGGGCAAGAATGCCCTTCGCTCGATCCTGCAGATCGTGGTGGCGATTGCCGCGATTGCAATTGGTGCCTTTTTTGCCCTGCCGCTTGCGGGTGTTCTGGGGATTTCGACCGGCCTGGCGCAGGGTATCCTGACATTCGGTGTCACGGCGCTCGGAAACCTCCTGATCAATGCCCTTGTGCCGCCGGCCAACCCTGAGACCGCTGCCACATCTGACAGCGAGACAAACCGGTCCTATTCGATCAGCGGCTGGAAAAACCGTCTGGCACCCGATGCACCATTGCCCGTTGTTTTTGGAAAGCACCGGTATGCGCCACCCTTTGGGGCGCGGTCCTACACCGAGATTGTCGGAGACATTCAATATCTCCGGTCGCTGTTCCTGTTTGGACCAGGTCCGGTGAAACTTTCCGACTTCAAGATCGGAACTACGGATCTCGATGAATATGACGAAGTGGAAATCGAGGTCAGGGAAGGGCTCGACACCGACGATCCCGTGACGCTCTATCCGCGCCAGGTCATCGAAGATGCCGCAGGCAGTGACCTGACACGGCCGCTGCCGAGGAACGATGCCGGCAACGTCATTTCCGGTCCAGCGACAGAGGAACCTGTGGTTCGTTACTCTGCAGCCAATGGCACGGGGGCATCGGTGTTGGTCTCGTTTCCAGGCGGGCTCTTCAACTATGACAACAACGGCAACCTTCAGTCGCTCGCCGTTTCCATCCGGATCCGGTACCGGGTGCAGGACAGTGAGGATCCCTGGACCGATGTCACGACACTGAACATCTCCGCGGCAAAACGCGAGGGGTTCTACCGGCAGCACAGCTGGGACTTTCCGGCGCGCGGCCGATACGAGATCGAAGTTACGCGGATGACGGACGAGCGGACCAGTTCGCGGGTCCAGGACCGGTCGGTTCTGGTTGCCGTCCAGACGTTCCGGCCTGAGTATCCGATCAACTATGAAAGGCCGCTTGCGCTCGTTGCCGTCCGCATCAAGGCGACCTACCAGCTGAGCGGCGCGCTCGACAATTTCAGTGCCCTTTCATCCAGGGTCTGCCCGGATTGGGACAAGATCAGCGGAACATGGATCGAACGGGAGACGACCAACCCGGCATCGCTCTTCCGCTACGCGCTTCAATCAACCGTCAATGCCTATCCGGTCGCAGACAGCGGCATTGATCTGACGCAGCTCGCCACATGGCACGAATACTGCGAAGCGAAGGGACTTGAATTCAATTTCGTTCTCGACAGCAATCTTGCCCTGCTGGAAACGCTTCAATTGATTGCAGGTGCCGGCAGGGCATCGCCGCGCCATGACGGGGTCGTGTGGGGCGTTGTGGTCGACAGGCCGCAGGACCTGGTGATTGATCACATCAGCCCGCGCAATTCAGACAGTTTCCGCTGGCAGCGGGCCTACCTCAATCCGCCCGATGCCTTCCGGGTGCCGTTTTTTGACGAAACCAACGATTATGAACCGGCCGAGCGGATTGTTCCCTGGCCGGGGTTTTCCGGCGATATCACGCTGACCGAAGAAATCGAGTTGCCGGGCAAGACCGACCCGGACGAGATCTGGATTGAAGCGCGCCGGCGGCAATACGAACTGATCCATCGTCCGAACGCCTATAGCGCCTTGCAGGATGGTGCGGCCCGTGTCGCAACCCGCGGCGATCTGGTCATGGGATCCTTTGATACGCTCGAAGAAACGCAAGTTTCTGCGCGTGTTGTCCATGTTGAGGATCGCATTGTTTTGCTCGACGAACAGGTCACCATGGAAGTCGGCGAGGATTATGCAATCCGGTTTCGTTCTGGCATTTCCGAGGTCGATACGATCGGAACATCGACCGTGCGCAGCGTCATCACGGTTGCCGGCACGACTGACGCTGTCACGCTCGCAGGAAGTGGCTTGCTGCCTGCCGAGGGCGATATCGTTCATTTCGGCAAGGCCGTTTCGGAAAGCAGGGCACTGATCGTCAAGGGCATCGAGTCAGGCGAAAACTTCACCAGTCACGTGACGATGATCGACGCCTCGCCGGAAGTCGATACGCTGACCGATGCGGAAAACCCACCAACCTGGTCGGGTGTTGTCGGCAGTGAACTCAGCGATCCGCTTGCGGTGCCTTCTGCGCCGGTCTTCACCGCGGTTCGCACCGGCCTGGTTGGAACCGGTAGCGTCGACGGTCTCGATGTTCTGATTGCACCGGGCGGCGGCAGTTCCGCGATCATCGGGACTTTTGAAATCGATCATCGGAAGACCGGAGACGTCATCTGGAGCACTGTGACGATTTCGGCCGGTGACGGTGGATCACCGATATCCGGATATCTCAGTGGTGACAATGTTGATTTGCGTGCGCGTGCGCTGACGCCGAACGGAACGCCGGGGCCGTACAACACGATTGCAGCCGTGACGATCGGTGAGGAAGACGCCGACTTGCCGATGCCGCTCGGATCCGGCAGCGGTGTTGTCGGGGCTGTCGCTCACGCCGCCATCACGATCGTGACGCAGAACGACGACAACGTCGTCAGTGTCATTATCTATCGGCTGGCTGCAGGTGGCACATTGGACCAGCCGAACCATCTGATCGGCACGCATGCCGTGACGAAGTCCTCGACACTGGTGATTACGGACGGCGATGCGACCGGCCAGGACACCAGCCTGCTGCCGGCAGGCGATTACGACTACTACCTCGAACCGCAGAACCTTGACGACCAGGCGGGACCGATCGCCGGGCCGTTCACGGTCACTGTTACATAGGAGAGACCCTTGGGCGTTAAAACGGACAACCTACCTTCGGCCTCGGTGGTCAAGGAAGTGGTGGCTCATGTGGAAACGGCCGGCGTCAAGTCGCTGGCCACGATCCCCGTTGAAAAGCTGGTAACGCAAGTCGGTGCGGGTCTTTCTGAAGACTACAGCACGCTTGCGGAGCTACAGGCCGATCTGGACTGGAACGCCGGTGCGTTGGCGAAGGTCTGGGGCGATCCAGTCCTTGCCAATCGAGGGGTCTATCAGAAATCGGGCGATTCTGGATCAGGGGCCTGGACGCGGATCGGGCCATTGCCCGAAACGGATCTGTCGCATTCGTTGCGGGTTCCGACCGGGGAATCAATCAATCCATTTCCCGATGCGGCAACACGGGCGAACACTGTTCCGATATTCGATGAGAACGGTCAACCGACCGAGGGGCCAACGGCGGCCGAGATTTCGGCTGCCGAAAGTCACGCTACTGCAGCTGCCGCTGATAGTGGCCTTGCCCAGACCGCCAAGACCGATGCAGAGCAGGCGAAGGCAGACGCAGAACAGGCGGCGATCGATGCGCAGAACACCGTTCTGGGTAACGCTGCCGGCATTCCGTTTGCCGCTGCCGGCACGGTGGTCGCAGATAACGTCCAGGACGCGATCGAGGAACTGGACGCGGACATTCAGAGCAAAGCCGATGCCTCGGCACTCGGCGCGGAGCTGCCGATCGGCTCGACCATGCTCTGGATGAGCGATGCAGCACCAAGCGCGTTCTGGGTTGTGGTCAAAACCGCGTCTCAGGTGTTCAACCGCTCGACCTATCACATGCTGTTAGATCACTACGCTCCGGAGCGCACCGTCGTCATCACCAGCGGTTCGGCGGTTGTAACAGGCATCGGCTCGGATCAGGACCTTGCCGCCGGAATGGATGTTGAAGGGCCGCAGATCCCGGCCGGAGCCACGATCCTTTCCGTTGACGGCCCGTCGCAGGTAACGCTTTCGGCCAATGCAACGGCCAACGGAACAACGTGTCGGGTGTTCCGGTATGGCAACGGCGATGGGTCGACCACCTGTAACTTCCCGCCGTTTGCCGGTCGTTATTTCCGGTTTGGTGATCCGTCCGGTGCGATCAACCCGGACGCCGGTGGTGCGATGGGTACCCTCCAAGAAGATGCAATGCAACGCATCACGGGTGAAATAGACGAACCGTTCACAGGCCGGGGTCCTCCTAATTCAGGAAATTATACGGGTGCCTACACGGCCACCAACGGCTCTAATGCCGGCGCGGAAGGTTCGGCTGGTTCAAATGTAAAGTTGCAATTTGACAGCGGCAATTCACCTGGCGCGAAGGTCAGCGACACGGAGACCCGGCCGAAGACGATCATCGGCTACATCGCGGTCAAGGTTGCTGATGGAGTTGACGATCCGGTTCTGATTACGGCTGCCAATGTCATTCAGGATCTGACCAACGTCATTTCCAAGGCCAATGCGAACGAAACGAAATTGGGGTCGCTGGCAATCCTTGAATACGTTCAGCCGACCGGCGTCAACGGTGGGACGCCCGTTGCGAATGCATGGACTACCTACCCATTGAACACTGAGAGAGCAGATCCGCAGAACATCGTCACGCTCAGCAACATGGAGTTCACTCCTGATGTCGACTGCGATGTCCACGCAGAAATCCTGTTGTATCGAACCGCAGGGGTGGTCATCCGCATCTACGATGTCACGAACAGTGCTGAGCACATCATTGGCATAGGCGGCTATGTACGGACCCTCGAGGGCCCGACAATGACCCACACTGCACGAGGCATCCTGACAGCTGGAGTTACTTATCGCGTCGAGTACGAGATCGATAGCGCGTTGACGACTTTCGGTCTCGGATACGCAAACAGCCACACGGCTGAAGAAGTCTATGGCCGCGTAACGTTGAGGGCGATCTAATGAAATACGCTTTGATTATCGACGGCGTCGTTGACACCATCAGCTTCGAGGCAAATGCAGGCTGGCCTGAAGTCCCAGCTGACGTCTTCCCCGGTTTCACGGACAATGGGGACGGTACCTTTTCTCCACCAGCACCGCAGCCGAAATACACGCTGGACAGCGCCAAGGCGATGATCGTTGCCTATGCCGAAGCCTTCGAAACTCACGTGTCCGGCAATGTCTCGATCGGCGAGAAACTATCCTGGACCGTCAAGGAAGCAGCTGCAGCCGCGCATCTTGCCAGTACGGCAACGGCCGATCAGACGGCGATGCTTCAGGCGGAAGCCAACCAGACCGGTGAAAGCCTGACGGATCTTTCAAACGCGATTCTTTCCAATGCAACGGCCTTCCGGCAGATCGCCGGCTCGATCGCAGGTTTGCGCCGGGCGACCAAGGTGGCGCTGGAAGCTGAGAGCGACCCGCTGAACTACACGGCAATCCTGCAAAACGCCAAGACCAGCGCGGATGCTCTTGCCACATCTCTCGGCCTCACTCCGATGGCCTGGGACGTCTGACCACTTCACCAGTCGACATAACTGGATTTTGCCGCCGCCGTTCCGGGCGGCTTTTTCATGTCTGAAAGGAAGTCACATGCAAACCAGTGAAAGGGGTGTTGCCTTTGTTGAGGCACACGAAGGTTTTGTCCCGCGCGCTTATCTCGACCCGGTTGGTGTTCCGACGATTGGTTACGGCTTCACGAACCGGAGCGACGTGTTTCGGGAAATGTGGGGCCACAAGCTTAAGATGGGCGACACGATTACTCGCGAACAGGCGCGCCGAATCTTGGGCGAGTTGCTTGCACGAGAGTATGAGCCTCCTGTTGAAGCGGCGATGCCGAAAAACGCGTTGCAGCATGAATTCGACGCTGCCGTTTCCGCCGTCTTCAATCTCGGGGCGCGGTTCACACGCTGGAAGGCCTTCAAGCTCTGGGTCGAGGGCAAGAAGAAACTCGCGGCTGAACATTGGGCGAAGAATTACAACAAGGCCGGCGGCCGGAAATTGCCGGGCCTGGTGCGAAGGCGGAAGGAAGAGGCACACCTGTTCCTGACCGGTGAATACACCGGCATCGGTGAAGGAACACAGCGCGAGGTCCGCAAGGTCAAGCCGATCGAGCCGGATCCCGTCGTCAAGGAAGCGCAGGAAGCCTTGAAGCGCTTCGGTTTCGACCCTGGAGATATCGACGGCTGGATGGGCAAGAACACCAAAGAGGCCGTCCTGGCCTATCAGAAAACACATCCGCATCTGACGAATGACGGCATCATCGGTCCCGCGACCATGGCGCAACTGCGCCGCGATGCCATTGCCGTCAAGGACAGCGTCCAGAAGGGCGGAGGCGTGACGGCGGTCTCAACGATCGGCGCGTTCTTCTCTGGTCTGCCCTGGGGCTGGATCGCTGCCGGCGTTGCAGTCGTTGCCGTGGGTTACTTCGCCTGGCGGTACCGTGATGTCATTCAGCGTCGCTGGAACACGCTTGTCGGTCGCGAGGTGGCGTGATGGGGCCGCTTGCTTTCATAGGGCCAGTGATCAAGATCGTTGCATCCGTCATGAGTGGGGGCTTTGTCGGTGGCGTGAAATCTCTCTTGCAAGATGTCGCGGAGGGCAGGGTTACGGTTGCTGAGGCAAATGCAAAGGTCGATGTCGCCTGGGCTGATGCACAGGCGCAAATGACCGAAGCGTTATCGGACTCCGCGGCTGATGTGTTTGGTGAGGCTCAGAAGACGATCCAGGCGAGTTTTCAGTCTGACGATCCGATGGTCCGGCGCGCCTGGGCCTTTGTAGTGTGGTCACAGACGCTCGTCCTGCTTTGGTATCAACTTGGCATTCCGATTTACGTCAAAGTCTTTGGAGGCGGTTTCCCACGGACAGGAGACGACTTGCTGCAATGGGCATATGCGCTCGTCGGCGGTGCGCTCGGCCTTGGTCTGATGGGCAGCGCCAAGGCTGCGGTTTCCAGTGCGATCCGGGGGCGCCGATGAAAGCGCTCATCAGCTGGTTCTGGATGCTGGCCGAATGGTTCCTCTCGCTACCCCTCATTCGCATCGGTGTCATTGCGGCGTTTGCGGCGATCGGGGCAGCGCTTCCAAAGGATCTCACGAGACGGCAGCGCTTTGGGACGTTCTTCATCGGGTTTATGGCGGCGCTGGTCTTTGGCGAGCCGTTGCGCGAGCTGCTCGCCATGTCTGACAGCTGGGCGTTTGGCATGGCGGGCATTCTCGCGATGACAGGACGAAACCTAGCGGTCTTTGTCGTCCGAGCGAGCAAAGATCCTGTTGGCTCTGTCGCCAAGTTCCTGAACGCCTGGCGCGGCGTCTCCGGCAAGTAACCGGCCTGCAATCCCTCTCAATCTTCAAAACATCTGACTAAGGCGCCTATCGGCGCGCATGGAGAGACTTATGACCACTCAAGGCATTGAAACCCTGAGCGATAACGCTTGGACAGAAGTTGCGAACGGCGCTGCCGATGTCACCATCGCGACAAGGCAGACGGAAAGCTTCTTTTGTGTCCTTTCCGCGGCTGAGCCTGCCGTTGACCTCGACCGTGACGGTACCTTTGAAGGCGAGGCGGGCAAACCTGTCGGGTACAGCGACCTGACGCCGACGGACCGGGTCTGGGCGATTTCCAACAAGGGCACGCTCAAGGTTTCGGTCGTCAAATCATGAGCGGCATCTTTCATGGCCGCGTTTCCCGGCGCGGCACCCGCTTCGGCCGGGGTGTGCTGTTCGGTGGAAACGGTTCCAGCGCGCCGCCTAGCGGCACTCCACCGACGGATGTCTCCTTGTCGGCATCGTCCGTTGTGGAGTCGGCCTTGCCTGGTTCGGTCGTTGCCACGATCAGCGCCAACGGTGATGCTCCATGGTTGTTCACCAAGGTCGGAGATCCTGACGCCAAATTCCGGATCGAGGGCAACAACCTGGTGCTCGACCAGCCGCTCGACTTCGAAACCGATACCGAACACCCGGTGACAATTCGCGCAGCAAATGCTGCCGGATTCCATGCCAAGGAATTCACGATTTCGGTCACGGACGTCGCAGAAGGCGTGGCACCGACCGATATCTTCCTGTCAGCAACCGCTTTCGATGAAGACACCGCACTTGGAGCAATTGCGACGATCAGCGCGAACGGCAATCCAGCGTCCACGTTTTCGATCATCGCTGATCCGGACAACAAGTTTGATATCAGCGGTTCTGACCTGATCCTTGACAGTGCACTCGACTACGAGACCGACACCAGTCACACCGTCACGATCCGTGCTGACAATGGCGTGGGGTTGCCCCGCGATAAAGAATTCACGATCACCGTGAATGACATCCTGGAGGCGACTGCACCCGCCGCGATGGTTGATGCCGATTGGAGCGTTGTAACCGGCACCGGAAACCAGACTGTCGCGTTCACCATCACTAACGAGCCGGATGATGGCAGGTCAACCATCCTCGATTACGAATTCGATACAGACGGCAATGACACGTGGGTTTCTCTGGGGCTTTCTGCACCTGGAACCGTTGAACGCACGATGGCAGAGGCTGACACCAGCTATGATTTCCGCGTCCGCGCCGTGAACTCTGTTGATCCGGCGCTTGCCTCGAATACTGAAAGCGCCACATCGAGTTCGGCGGCGTCTGGTGTTACGTCTATCAGCGAAGCTGGCGTAACTTTTAATTTTGTAGCGCCGACTGTTGCGGGCAAAGACATAGATAACCCTAATATCGTGTGGGCTGTTGCGCCTTTCACACTTGCATCTGATCCGACGCCTACGTGGGACGGTTCCAAAAACGGGGCAGTTCTGAACCCGGTCCACCATGGCGCAGATCGCAGTTGGGACAATCGGGGCGGTATGGCCGACAGGTACATTGCTCAGCCGACATACCCGCTCGTAATGAGTGCCGGTGATATTTTGGTGAAAGCGATTGGAGAGCCCAGCTATGGAACCGACCGCAACGGCATTGTACAGGATTACATAACGATCATTGCTGTAAGCAGTGCTCCGGCAGCTGGAACCCTAGCCCCAGCTGCAATCGGATGGACTGGCCGGGCAGGCGCTCTGAATTGGGAAGCGCATAACCTCGATGCGGTTTTGTCTGGTCTTCCCAGATACACGATCACGAACACCTCCCAGGTCCCTACAGCCACGTCAATACTGGATCAGCTTGATAAGTTGAATATCGGCTACGCCATCACGGATCAGGCGGAAAGTTCCTCGGCCAATGGCAGTAGTTATGAGGTTTATACGCCCCACAATATGGGGCTGGATGGCGGCAGCAACTACGGTCGAAATCAGGGGCGTCTCCTTGGGCCCGCCATGATGATGGTTTTGGCCAGCAACTCACATGTATCCGACGCTGACCGGCGTAAAATTGCTGTGCGTATAGCTCAGTTCGGTAAGCAGTGGTACGAGACCCTAACGGGTGAGGGGGTAAATCCGGGAGTTGATGGCGGACACCATGTTTTCTTTTATGGTCCTATATCATTCTATTTAGCTGTTACCGGTCGAACGACCGAGATGGCCTCCCTGCGAAGCGACATCGTAGGAAATTGGCAGGGCGTCTTCAGGCTGACAGCCCAGGATGTTATCGACGCTAAGACGCCGCACTCAGATCCAAGTAAGTTCTGCTTCACGCGGTTGCGTTCTATCTCGTCTGTGTCGGGCAATGATATTGTAGTAACCGGCAGCAACGGCGCAGGCGGTGATCCTCTCCGCATTAATTTCGATGGAATGACAGTCGTTCGGCAAAGTGACGAAGCTACGGCAACCATTACCGCTGTTCCTGACGCGAACATAGCCGATGGTTTCGCCACTATGACGCTAGACGCGCAGCCGACGCCTGCGTTTGCAGCGAGTGATCCGATCTACTATCTGCCAGCACACCCGATCATTGATGATAATGTAGACTGGCAACTGCTAGACGCAACACTCTCCGCGAATAATAATGTCTACATTCCAACGGGGGAAGCGCACTATCGTAAAGAACAGAGGCAACTTGATGAATGTATGTTCATGAAAGTTGTTTACGATTACATGAGCGTTAGCACTGCGGACTTCGATGACGTAATTGAGTATGCAAGACTATCGCAAGAAGCTCTTTATCCCCCGCCTGACAATTGGCCGGGAGGTCTGGACCAGTTCAAGTTCCTTGACTTCACCGCCGAGTTTTATGACGAACATGGAGATGCGCTTCTCGGTGCTTGGAATAACACTGCGCCAATAATTTCGGGCCTTGTGGTCAGCAATATTACAAATGACGGCTTCCAGATAGATTTTAACGTGAGCATCGCCAATGGGTTCTGCTACGTGCATGTAGCAGAAGGCACGGAAAGTCTTAATGTCGGTCAAGTGCAACGTCAGGGCACGAAAGAAAGCATCACAGGGACAAGCCACACTGTGAATATTTCGGGTCTTAACAGTGGGGTACTGCATACAATACACATCCTGCCGGTGTCGCCGAATTTCTTTTGGCCTACTACGGCGTCAACAGCGACGGCGACAACAACTATTACGGATGTCACGGGGCCGGTCCTTCAATCCAGCATACCTGCGGACGAAGCCACAGGTGTGGCACTTACTTCACCTAGTATCACGCTTGTGTTTGACGAAAACGTGCAGGAGGGTACCAGCGGCAATATCATTCTCCGTAAAGATAGCGGTGGTTTTGCTAATGAAGAGGTGTTTGATGTTACTGCCGGACAAGGCACATCACCTGGGCAGATTAATATATCCGGGACTGATGTAACGATTTACATGACCTCCGATTATGATGCCTCAACTGCTTACGCTGTACGAGTGGACGCTGGGGCTATCAGGGATACCGCGCCATCTCCGAATGATTTTGCGGGCATTTTGGACGATACGACGCTGAATTTCACAACAGCAGCGGCCAGTAGCAGCTTGGTATTTGTTCAGCATGAACTTGCTATTGATGGCAACGGCTTTGGAACGAACAAAGCTTATGACATTCCGGCGGGTGTTGTTTCCGGTAATATGATGGTTATCACAATGCGCACGCCTCGGAGTATGACGGCGATTACGACTCCCACTGGGTGGGACCCAGTTGCGGCCTATATTGACAGCGGATCTGGCGGACACATAAGCGTGTGGTCCAAGGTTTCTGATGGCACTGAGGGCGGCACAACTGTCAACTGGTCCATCACAGGCAGTACGCAGAAAGCTTGTTTCTACTTCGCCGAGATTGCGGGAGCCAGTCAAGTCGAAGCCGTGCTTAATTCCAGCTCTGAAGACCCGCCAGCTATCTCACCAACAGGCGGCTCTGCCGATACAATCTTACTCGTCAGCACTGTAGCCAAAAAATGCGACTTGAACGTTACGGCGGCTCCGGCTGGGTACACTGCAACGACACCACTCCAAATTCAAACCAATCCCGGA